CTTCGCGCTGGAGGAGGGCTCTTCCACAAGTCGCGTCAATAGTGCGCTCGGGATTATCTCCTGTCGAAGATGAAAGAGAAGATCTCTTGATAACCATCTCAGGGATGGTTGGTGCGGTCGAGACGCATCCGATTTCATACCGCACCTCAATAAAATCAAATACTTGAACCGACTCAAGACGTGTGTTGTAGTGCGTTATGTAGTGCAAAAACACACGGATTTTGACCCATGCGCGCTCTTGCTGCAGCTCGTGCCATGCCATCCGCCGCGCCTGCGTCGGTCGTTCTCGGTCTCACACGTGACGAACTAATCCATCATCTAAGAGTGAAGCCGGAAACGGTCGACGGGTGGCTTGCCGGTACGTTGAAGCGTCCGCCTTACTTCGATCTAGCCGTGAAGGCCGCAAAGATCGGACTGCATCCGATATCGGCCGCGCTTGTCCCCAAATACTACAAAGAACTTGGTGTGGAAATCGAACGGGTCAAGTTCTGGCAGAACACCGGGCAGACACCCGTGCCGGCTCGGATGGCCGTTGCCTGGATTATTCATTCACGGGTGACGGGAAGGACGTAACGGCTTTATGCGAGCGCTGCTCTTCCATGAACGCGTTTATCAGCGCATCTCGCTCAAGTGGCGAAGCCCCGGAAGGAACCATAACCGTTTCTCCGTTGTCTGGAACGACTGACACGGTTATGTTGCCGACGACATCGGTGTAAAACGAGAACTCGATTTCCATATCATACCACCCTGAAGAAGATTGCGGCGTAAGCGGCGCTATTTCCGTAGGAAAACCCGCCTGCAGTCAGGTCGGGCCACGTTCCAAACGTCCCCGCTATCGACAAGTAAGCAATTGATGAACTTGCACCAGATGCAACTTGGGCCGCCGTACCGCCTATATAGGCACCGATATTGGTCGAGCTGCTACCATATGCCTGGAATATGGCGGTGGTCACGTCAGATAGCATCGCTACCCAATAAAGCCCAGGCTCAAGCGTGACGTTGGCACTGAGCGCTGCGGTCATTACACCAGTCGATCCGGCTGACAGGCTTGCCGTTGAAGCCAGCGCATTGCCCGTGGGAAGGTTTGTTGACTTGTCAGCTGCGTATATAGCCAACTGGAAGCTTTTTGACGCTTCCGCCGTTGTCACACGCGCGCCAAGCTCCGAGAGAGTCACGCGCTCTTTGATGACGATCGGATGAAGACGAACCGAGTTAGCTCCAGGGGTCGCCCCAGCCGCAACGATTGCAAACAGACCAGGATAATACCTACCGGAGACATACCCGAAGAAGTCCGCGTTATCCTGTCTCACCCAAGCGGCGGCACCTGTCGTCGCATCGCGGCAGATATACTCAATGCCGGTCTGGGTATTTAGCCACTTGGAATTGACCGAATAGCCCTGTGTCGTGTCGTCGGTCGCAGTCGGTGGCGTTGTGGTAACATTGGTCTTCGGCCCTTGGATATCACCTACTGTCAAGTAGGCGTTACCGCTCCCGCGAGCGATAGGAACCTTGTCTGTACGCTGAGCCGGCGTGCCGTTGGTCAGTGCGGAAATCTTTACGTCTGCCATTTATTTAGGTCTCCAGCAGAAGTGAACCGGAATCATCTTCCAGCAGAAAGTGAAAGCTACTCTCCGTTAGGACATAGCTTGGAACGGTCGGCAAGGCGGTGCCTTGTAATACGGCGGCACCAGGCAAGGACAACTGAAGTCCGGTTGAAGCGCGAAGGTCCAGCACGGTTAATCCTCGATCGTGTAGACTGTGGATGTTGCGGCTGTGACGCGACGGACGCGGAACGGCGGAACGAAACCAGCCGGGACACCAACGAACGCAATAGTACCGTTATCGGCATTGCCGACCGGAACGACCGTGATGTTGCCCGCCGTGAGACACACGACAGCTTTGGGGAGGGGGTTCAGGTCTGCGGCCGCTGGTGCAACTACCTTGCCGACCGTTCCAAGCGATGACGCTGTTTTAGCGTTTCTATCGTAATCCATGCGTCACACCTCGTTAATAGCGTGACGCATTGTTAACATATTACGTAACGATATTACAACGTCCTGCACAAGTCTTTCACAGTCAAATAAAAAGAGCGGCTTGACTGGTCGCAGTTGACAGCCGCAGCGCCGCGTGCAGTCTCGGTCTCGTCAACCGGGGGTACACCATGCGTACGATTCTCATTTTCCTATCAGCGGCCGGGATTGCCAACGCGGCACCCGGTGATGTCGATTTTCAGAAAGCCGCCGAAATGATGGTGGACCGCGATAACTGCCACATACCCTATGAGAAATCCGATCTAGCCGACCACCTGATTAAAGGAAGCTTGGCACGCGGTGTGTCGCAGGGTGAGGGCGCTTCGATCGCGGCTAGCTATGCCGTAGCTCTCACCCTGCGGATTAATTCAAGCGTGGGTGTGCCGGCGTACTGCTCGACCAGGAACTAACCGAGACCGTGCCGCGTTGTCTGTGGTTATGACCGATGATTTTTCACCGCTACCCATCGACCCTATCGGCGTTGTGATTAAACGGTACGGTGCGGCACAGGTGGTGCGGACCGTCTCAGGTCTTGCCGAAATGTTGCTTTACAAATTGCCGGAAGATGCAAAGGGCGATCTATGGCGGGTCGCTATGTCCGCGTGTCTGTCGGCGCTCGAAGCGCAATCGAACCCGGAAGCAGCGAAAGACGCTTTCATACTTGCGGCGCGGGACGCTCGAATACCGATCGTGACGGACTCGTCAATATTTGAGCCGCCACGTCGTTAGTCACAGGTCGGTGACTATTCCGGCTGCAATGCCGAACGCCGCAGCCTTCGTTTCGGTCGCACGTTCCACCATTGGACGGCTTCACGTTTGGTGTCCATCTGCGGACTTTCCATGCAGCCATTATCACACAGCACGGAAAACATCTGGTTTGTGTCACCCTGGATGATACGACCGCGACAGCCGCAACGCGGGCAATGCTTTATCGCTCCGTGCTCGAAATTCATGTCCGTATTTTCCATCCCGGTCGTGCACTGTGGTTGATACCGCCGATATCGCCCGACGAAATACCGTGGACCGGTCCCGGCTCGTCTTCGATCGCATCCAGGTACGCCATGATAGCGTAACCGAGTGGACCGCCGCCCGCGTCCGGTTCTTCCGTGGGGTAGGGTGATGACATGTCGGCGTATTTGGCGTCATAGGCTCGCTTTGCAGCGGCAAGCGCCTTCTCGTCTAACTCGGTCATGCGTCACCTTCTAGTACGGATGTCAAAAAGTCACGGAGTTTCACCACGTCGGACCGTTCAAAGACCATGAACCAGGCGTCACGCATGAATTGCCCGTCACGGCCGGCTGCGTCCAGGTCGAGTGGGTACGAAGTGCCGTTGTCCGCCATGTCTTCGAGACGGTTCAACCATTCGTCGGAATCGTTCGCTTCCACGCTCGTGAAAGACATGCTGACGAAATCGTCATTACGGTCATCGTGGATGAGTGAACCGAACTTAACGTGTAGATCCTCAAACACCCACTTTTGTTCGCATTGGCAAAAGAGCGTACCGGACGGCAGCTGCAGGAATTCTTTGCGGTTGACTATTCGCATCGTGCCTCGTCCCTCAAGAAGAAATGCAACACGAGTTGCCCGTTATGGAAAATCTCAGTTCCCAAATACTCGCCAGCCGGCGCGGCGAACTCGTGACCGGTTCCCACGACTAGGATTTGGTACGGCTGGACCGGAGGCAGCGAAGGATTGCAGACGTACCACACGTAAGGTGTTTGGTCGTGTGGGTATTGTCTTGAAATCTTCAGGATCTTTGCGAACGGCGGAAGCTGAAGCGTGATTACGTCTGAATGCGCTTCAAAGACCGGAAATCGTTGTTTATGAACCGTCAGCATCTATCGCCCCTTAGCGTTACATTACGTAACGCAGACATTACACGACGTAACATACATGTCAAATAAAAAGAGCGGGCTGTTACACCCGCTCTCGCATTACCTCCAAAGGGTCTGACGTATCGTTACAGTTTCCAACCAAGACCGTCGTGCTTGATTTTACCGTCCGCCTTCATCCGTGACAACCGGGTACGCGTGGATGCCGGGTTAACCGGTATGCCTAGCTTTTCGCGCATGAACTCGGATATCAGGGCAGGCGTGTTGTTGCCAGCCTGGATCGCCTTGATAATAGCATCGTCCTTTGACGTCGGGCGCTGCGTCGTTTCCTGGAGCATGACAGGAACGTCGCCGGTCGTCACGAGCTGCGGAACGTTCGCCGTAACTAACAGGCGCTCAATTTCCTGCACTTCCGCCTTTAGTGTGTCAATCTGCTGCAGTGCTTCAATTTTTCTGTTAATAAGAAGTTCGTGAATTTGCATGTGTCAGACCCTTAAATTTGTTGACATCTTGGTTTTTACATCAACTCCATAACGATGTCAAAACATCCAAACGGATAGTGGTTAACAATCTCGCGGATAACGAGTGATCGAGCATCACACAACCCGTACTTAAAATTACGTTTTTGAATTGTATATTACATCAGATATGTCTAACGTTGCATTACATGTAGTTGATTTTGTTATATAAATCTAAAGATCGCGTTACGATGTATCATTTGTATTCTGACGCGTTGTGGTTTGAACAATCGTCACATTACACGTTATACTATGCAAAAAATAATTTACGTGGGGTCTGTAATTTTGTCCATATTTCCTTAGTTCTGGTCTCGAATTGTGGAATTTGAATCCTTGAATTAACGAATCACCCGCAAGGGTTCGTGACGGTAAATTACGCGGCCCAGGTCGACGCAAACGCGTTGCTGAATCCTTCAAATGTCTTGCTGCGTTCTTTCCAACGGTCATTACCGGGCGGCAAACGGTTTTGTCCAGTGTCGGTCTGGTTCGCCCATCGCCACACGAGCTTGCTGTTGTGGATGACAGTCCGACCATAATTGAACATGCGCGGGTCTATCGTTATCCGGTCCAATCTTTTCAGCCACAAGTACGTTGCCTTGCTCGCGTCATCACCGAGTTGATACGGCTGGATGATCTGATCGGGCTTACGCCAGCGCGTCGACAAGACACCAACCGGGTTTTCAATGGCGATCCGATCGATTGGAAGACGCCACACCCGAATAACGTCCTGAATTGCTCTCTCTCTCTCTCTCTCTCTCTTCACGCCGTCGCGCACCGAATAGAGTCCCGGGCTTTAGTCGTTGATGATAGCCAACACCCGGGTAACGGATGAAATCAGGATCTTTATACGCCCACTCGGCACTATTCGTCAGATATGTGCATGTCGGATGAAACACGCCCAAATCAAAATAGAAACCTTGTCGCGCGCATTCCTCGACAACGCGGAACACATCGCCTTGGAAATGCCCGCCATTGTGACCGATACCGGCCGGGATATCATCAGCCGGCAATAAGTCGACGGACAGCACCCACCATCCCCGAGCCTGCAGCGCGCGCCGCGTTTGCCCGCTGGTTTCCATGCCGACGATAGCGCGGCGCATTACTCGCCGGTCTCCAGCCGGCGTGCGGCGTTCATATCGTCTACGCGGCGCATGTAGTCCGCTATCTGGTCTGGTGTCGGTGTCTCGACCCGATCACGGATGAATGATCGCGCTACCGCGTTCGATATGAGCGTCAGCGGCATTTCGTAGTTCAACAGATACGGCTTTATACCGGCACGGCGCGCCACCACGTCGCGAACCAATATCGCTTGCGCCCACGTCTGGTAATCGCCCAAGCGCAACGTCCGACCGCGCGCAATCCGCAATATGACACGGAACGCAGGCGGCTTTCCTGCACCCTTCGATGTCAGATACACCCCGTACGAATCCGTCTTTATCCTTGATGGCTTGCGCTCGTGACGTGCCGCTTCGAGCGCTGCAAACCTGGTGTCGTGGCAACCGAATGATTTTTGTTTACCGTCGACACGCTTAAACCCGCGCCATTTACCGTTCGGCATTTGATAGGCGTGTGGTTGACCATGATTTTTCCGTTTATTATTTTCGGTCACATTCACAGTTGCGGTGAACTGTACGCCGTTAATTTCGATTATTCCCGATAGAATCATTGTACGCCTCGTATGTCACTGCGTTACACTCGTTACGCGTTTGTACGATGCGTGTCAACACGGCACGTTACATGTCGTTGTAACGCCTATGTTTTCATATGCCCGAATTTATGGGAAAGCGATTTTGAGCGTTTGCGCCCTTCTCTCATATAGGAAACGCTGTAGCGTAGCGTTTAATAAAGCGTACAGTTACACTATACCCATATGCATGTAATCTATACTACCTTTATTAAGACATACCCTTAATATATATTAAATAGTATAATAGAATCAATGATGTCTTCTATTAAATCTAATATCGATACAGTTTGTTAGCTATCATTGATTGTTATCTCTTTTCAATGCTATGCCGCTTTTAGTTTAGATAGTACGCTAACGGACATAAGGGGTGCGCTCATGTGAATGATGGTGCATGAGCGGTGCAAGCATGGGGCAGGGTGGGGATTTGATCTGTTGTCATTTCGATCATGTGATTGATAGCGCTTCGAGATTGTTCGATATGGTACGAGCGGTCCCCGGATAGTCGTCATTATCCATTATTCCGCCATCGATCGTGACGCATGATCATTTCAATGAACGATTGTGATCCGATCGACCCCATACCGGGGGTGGTCTGAAAGTCTGGAGGGCGGATCACGGCGGACCGGCCCCCCCGTCACATTTTCACTGATGCATCGTCGGGCTAAATTTCACTGGTTGCGGTTCGCAATCGGTTAATATGTTTTATGTAATAACATTACGTTTCAACCATTTTTGGATGATGTAACGTTCCGAGTTGACACGAAAGTGCATTCATGTAACTTGAAAATTATCACCTGAAACGGTCTGAAACGGAAATGCCTGTAGCTCCCCCGACACACAAAGTATCACGGCATGCGGGCGCATCGCGTCACGTATTGCCTGATGAACGGGTTTACCGGGCATGGTATAAACTGAGGATTTGGACGCATGACCTAAGACCGAAAACAATGTTGCGTGATGGCTATACTTGCCGCATGTGCGGACGTAATTGGGGGCATCAAACATCACGCCTGGTCGTTGACCACAAAACTCCGCATCGTGGGAATTGGACTTTGTTCCGCGATCCTGAAAACCTTCAAAGCCTGTGTGATAGTCCGTGCCATGCTAGGCATAAACAGCGTATGGAGCAGGGGAAGTGAATGTATTCGCATGGGGTACTCCGCAATGGGTTTTAGTCGCATATTTTTTTTCGTTCGCGATTTTCCCCCTCATGGTGAGGGCAAGTATGATGGCTTCAGGGGCAAAGAACTTTGTTCCCTGGGCTGAATATCTTCGCGATCGGGCGGCGCGTGTAATGACGCATTCAGTTGCTATTGGCGTTGTTCTCTATTTCGGGGGCTTTTGGAATTAAGATGCAGACGGATAAAACATACACGCCGCTCCGTAACGACTTTGACCAACTTCTTGTCAAGGCGTTTTCGTCTGACTTGACGGAGGAACAGCGGAAGACGCTGCGGATGGTGTTCATGGCCGGTGCAACGTCGGCGTATGCCTACTTGCGCGATCACCCGGACCAGGCCGAAACGCTCTTTGACGAGCTGGTCGACAAAGTGGAGCGGTGGGGTACACCGCAGACAACGAAGGTGGCGTGATGGGTGGCGGATCGAGGCCGCTCCCCACTGCGCTTAAGCAACTGAAGGGGACGCATCAAAGCTGTCGTGACGCGAAGGATGCGCCCCCGGTCAACCTCATGGCGTTGCCATCGCCGCCCGACTATTTGAACCAGCGGGCGGCGGATATCTTCCGAGATTTGGCGCTTGTGCTGCACGGCATGAAGGTTCTCTCTGTGGAAGATTCCGTGATGCTCGGTCTGCTGGCGTCACGGCTGGAGGAAGTCGAAGAACATACCTTCACGATCGAATCTGAGGGTTATTCTTACGTCACCGAAAAGGGTTTCGTGAAGTCGCGGCCGGAAGTCGGCATGCGCAACGAAGCGATGCGTCACGCTCAGTCGCTGTTGATCGAATTCGGCTTGTCGCCGGCTGCTCGATCGCGTGTGAGTGCGTCGCTAGGGAACAAACCCGATAACCCGTTTGCTATCCTGGACCAGTAACCGATGCTTTCACTGCCGCCGCTCGCCTTGCCACCTCACGTCCACAAGGCGCATCAGTACGCCCTTGACGTTCTTTCGGGTGCTATTCCGGCCGGCAAGTGGGTGAAGCTCGCTTGCAAGCGTCATCTTGACGACCTGGAGCGAGCCAAAACGGCCGATTTCCAGTATTTCTTTGACCCGAAAGCGGCCGAAAAGGTCTGCAACTTCGTGGAATTGTTGCCGCACACGAAGGGGAAATGGGCAGCACAGCGTCAAAAGCTTATCCTTGAACCGTGGCAGTGCTTCAAAACCGTTGTCATTTTCGGATGGAAACGCAAATCGGACGGTCTGCGGCGGTTCCGCAAGGCATTTGTGCTGGAATCTCGTAAAAACGGAAAGTCAGCGTGGGCGGCTGCGATCGGCCTTTACATGTTCTGTGCCGATGGTGAATTCGGCGCGGAAGTCTATTCAGGCGCGACGAACGAAAAGCAGGCATGGGAAGTTTTCAAGCCGGCTCGACTGATGGCGAAGAGTTCCCCGGCGCTGACTGAATATTACGGCGTCGAAACGGGGAAGGGTGCGGGTAGCAACCTGTACAAGCTCGCGGACGGCGCGAAGTTCGAAACGGTCGTGGGCAACCCCGGCGACGGCGCAAGCCCTTCGTGCGCTATCACCGACGAATATCACGAGCATTTGACCGACGCGATGGTGTCGACGTTTGAAACCGGCATGGGTGCGCGCGAGCAGCCGCTGTTGCTGATCATTTCCACGGCTGGCGACAACATCGCCGGCCCGTGCCATGCGATGCAGGAAGACGTGCAAAAGATGCTTGAAGGCGTCTTGCCGAATGACGAGTTGTTCGGGATTGTCTATGCGGCGGATCCTGATGTTGACTGGACGTCGGAACTTGCTTTGCTCCAGGCAAACCCGAATTACGATATTTCGGTGCGCGCGGACTTCCTTAAGTCGATGCAGCGCGAGGCAATCCAGTCGTCACGTAAGGTCGGTGCGTTCAAGACCAAGCATTTGAACCTGTGGGTGCAAGCGCGAGACGCATTTTTTAACATCCAGCGGTGGAAAGAGTCTGAAAAGCCGACACTTACACTTGAAATGTTCCATAACCAGCCGGTCAAGATCGGTCTCGACCTTGCGTCAAAAGTGGACATTGCCGCCGTGGAACTGCTGTTCCGGCTCGACCAGTGTTCGTGCGATGTCGCAAAGCTGCTGATGGATGAGGGGTTCAAATACGCCTGTTTCGGGCGGTATTACCTCCCCGAAAAGACGATTTCCCTTGGCGAAAACGAGCATTACCAAGGGTGGGTACTCGACAATCACATAGTTGAAACGCCCGGTGATATGATCGATTACGTGCAAATCCGGGAAGATATACTTGGATTTCGCGAGCAATTCCAGCTTGAAGAACTGGCGTTTGACCAGCACCAGGCGCGTATGATGGTGTCCGAATTGGTCGAAGAGGGCGTAAACTGCGTGGAAGTCGCACCGAACGTCTTGAATTTCAGCGAGCCTATGAAGGAAATCGAGGCGCTTATACGTTCTCGTGCTATCGCCCACAACGGACACCCGGTCTATACTTGGATGTTGTCAAACGTAACGGCGAAGCTTGACGCCAAAGACAATTGTTACCCCAGGAAAGAACGTCCGGAGAACAAGATTGACGGTCCGGTTGCTCAGATCATGGCAATGGCTAGATGGATGCTGATTGAAGATACGCGTTCCGTATATGAGGATCGCGGTATATTGATGGTGTAACATGAAGACCTGCACCAAATGTAAAACTGCGAAGCCATTTGCTGACTTTCACCGTAAAAAGGACACGCATGACGGTCGAGCGCATCACTGCAGACCGTGCGCTGCTGAATATACGCGTCGTTGGTACGCAGTGCCGGAAAACGCCGAACGCGTTAAGGAAAATGCTCGGCAGTATTCGGTTAAAAACAGAGACAAAGAGTTCGTACGCAATCTCAAACGCATGTACGGGCTCAGTCTTGACCGGTACTATTCTATGTTGCTTGTACAAATGTTTAAGTGTGCAATTTGCAAGGTTCCGTTTGGAGCAGAAAAAGCAATTCGCCCTCATGTCGATCATTGCCACGAATCCGGAAAGGTTCGCGGTCTGCTTTGTAGTAGCTGCAACTTGGCAATCGGAATGCTTCGTGACGATACAGATTTGATAAGAACTGCCGCCGAATATGTCGAAAGCGGCGGCTTCCGTTGTGACATGCTCGCATATTGATGGTGTAAAACACGTTACAGATGTTGTAACGTGTCGTGACGTTTGATATTACGGGTAAAACACGCGTCACGAGGATGCCACCCGTTGGCTAATTTTTTCACGACTGCTTTTCGCGCTGCTATAGGGCAGACGCTCGATTTGACGAATGCGACCAGTGCGGAAATTCAAGAATACTTCCGTGACGGTTCGAACACGTCCATTAGCGGTCGGTCGATCACAGACAACAACGCGATGAAGGTTGCCGCCGCGTACCGCTGCGTCAATATCATTTCGGGCGTGGTGTCCTGGCTTCCCATGGACCTTATCGAGCGCAAGAGCGAGAACGTCCGAACGCCGGCCGTGGGTCATCCACTGCGAAAAGTGCTTACGGTGCGCCCTAACGCATGGCAGACGCCGAAAGAGTTTAAGCAGCTCATGCAGGCGTTCGTGATGCTTCGCGGCAACGCTGTGGCTGTGAAGGTCAAGGCGTTTAACGAAGTCGTTGCGCTGCTTCCGGTCCATCCTGATCGCGTGTGTATCGAGCAAGAAAATAACCTGCAGATGAAATACACCGTTACGGCGCTTGACGGTTCGCAAAAGGTCTATCGATCTGCGGACGTCCTGCACCTTCGCGGTCTGTCGTTGAACGGTTACGCCGGTTTGTCGGTGATATCGCATATGCGGGAATCGCTCGGCATTGCGTTGGATGGTGAGACTGCAGCCGCCACGCTCATGAAGAACGGTTCGTTCGTAGAAAGCGTCATCAAGCACCCTGAAAAGATGTCGAAGGAAGCGTACGACCGCCTTAAGGAATCGTGGGAGAACCGCAATTCAGGGGCGGGCAACGCAGGAAAGACCGCGATTCTTGAGGAAGGCGCGGACCTCGTCAAGACAACCATGACCGCGAGTGACCTTCAATTTATCCAGTCTCGCGATTTCCAGCGATACGACATCGCAATGTTCTTCGGCGTGCCACCCCATATGATCGGTGCGACTGAAAAAACGACGTCCTGGGGTTCCGGTATCGAGCAACAGAACATCGGCTTTGTCACGTACACGCTGAATGACTGGCTTGTTATGTGGCAAGAGGCGCTGAAGCGCGACGCGATCAACGAACGCGACTGGGAAAGCCTGGATGTCCGTTTCTTTACTCAAGCGCTCTTGAAGGGTGACAGCAAGGCGCAATGGGATGCCTTCACTAAGGGTCGTCAATGGGGTGTTTATAGCCCGAACGACATCCGCGCGTTGCTCGACATGAACCCGCGTACCGATCCGAAGGGCGACGAGTACGCCGACCCGCCAAACCAAAACCCTGATGCACAGACCGGCAAGGATGACACGCCGCCGCAAGAGGATGACACACAATGAGCCTTCTTAAGCACCTCCCACGTGGTCGGATCCAGGCGCGTCAACCAGAATGGTTTGACTACGACACCCCTAGCGCGGCGCTTGAAGAGTGGACCGACCGTATTTACGCGGCTGCAGCACCCGACGATACGACCGTCAATATTTATGAGCCGATCGGTGAAGACTGGTACGGTGATGGTTTCAGCGTGAGCAAGCTTAACGGCATTCTCCGCAACATCGGTCCGCGCGACATCACCGTGAACATCAATTCCCCAGGTGGAAGCGTGTTCGACGGTCTGGCGATATACGACCAGCTCCGCGAGCATCCTGCAAAGGTCACTGTGCGTGTGCGCGGTCTCGCGGCAAGCGCCGCCAGTGTGATTGCGATGGCCGGCGATGAAATCCAGATGGCGACCGGTTCAATGATGATGGTTCACAAGGCGTGGGGTATCATCATCGGCAATGCTGACGACTACCAGGAAGCCGTGACTGTGTTCGGGCAGATTGATAAATCCTTGGCTGCGGTTTACGCGGCTCGTACCGGTCTGGACGATGATAAAATCATGTCGATGCTCGCCGGTCCGAATCGTCGCAGCGACGGCACGTGGATGACCGCCGCCGAAGCTGTGGAAATGAAATTTGCCGATGGTGAGTTCAAAGACGATACCGGACCGAGTGCGAGCGTACCGCAGGAAAGCCGTGACGCGATCGTTGCGCGTCGTCGCATCGAAGCGGCAATGGCGAAAGACGGTCTTTCCCGGAAACAGCGGGCAGAAGCGTTCGCCAAATTGAACGGTCAACGGGACGAACAGAACTCAGCCGCGATCGGTGACGCGTTCAACAAGCTTATGGCAACGATGGGTGGATAAGGCGTTACAGCTATTGTAACGTTAATGAAACGCTGTTACACAGTAACAAATATGACCCCGCGCGATGCAAGTCATAGGAGATTTGGATAAACGCGAGGGTATCAAATGACCTATCACAATCACCGTGCAATGTCGTATCGCGGCGTTTCCGCGCTCGGCGCACGCAACGAGACGCCGGAAGTTGCGGCGATGCTCGAAAAGTTCAACAAGACTTTTTCCGATTTCAAGGCTGAAAACGACACTCGTTTGAAGGCAATCGAAGCCGGCAAGAACGATCCGGTGCAGGCCGAAAAGGTCGAAAAGATCAACGCTTCTCTGTCTGACATTCAGGCGGAAATTGCGAAGATCATGGAAAAGCAGGCTGCGGTCGAACTTGGCGGTGCCGGTGCTTCCGCTGATATCCAGGCTCAAGCCAAGGCGTTTTCGAAGGTCGTCGGTCACGACGTCAGCGCGGAAGACTTGGGCAAGTATTCGGCCGGTCTCGACACTTACATGCGTTACGGTGCGGAAAACAGCCGCATGCGTGATGTTCGTAACCTGATGGAAGTCGGCAGCGATCCCGCAGGCGGTTATACCGTTACGCCCGACATGAGCGGTCGGATCCTCAAAAAGATTTTCGACACGTCGCCGGCTCGCAAGCTTTTCAGCGCTGTGACAATCGGCACCGACGCGATCGAAGGTCTCATTGACCGTGACGACCTCGATACCGGTTGGGTAGGCGAAAAGCAGGCTCGCCCGGAAACCGGTACGCCGGAACTTGGCAAGTGGCGTATCGACGTCAACGAACAGTATGCGATGCCGAAGGTTACGCAGAAGTTGCTTGACGACTCCGGTTTCGATATCGAAGGTTGGCTTTCCGGCAAGGTTGCCGACAAGTTCGTACGCAGCGAAAACACCGCGTTCTTTGCTGGCGACGGCGTAAGCAAGCCGCGTGGTATGCTGACATACGGCACGGCAGCGACCGACGACAAGACCCGCGCTTGGCAGGTTTTCCAGTATATCGCATCGGGTGGCACGTCCACGATCACCGATACGAATTTCCTGATCAATCTCGTGATGAGCTTGGGCGCTGAGTACCGCGCGAATGCCGGTTGGACCATGAACCGGAAGACGCTCGGTTATCTCCGCACGCTGAAGGACGGCGACGGCAACTATCTGTGGCAACCGGACTTTACGAAGCTCCTGGGCGGTACGCTGCTCGGTTACAGCATCACCGAAGCTGAAGATATGCCCGACATGGCGTCTAACGCACTGTCGATCGCATTTGGCGACTTCAAAGCCGCCTATCAGATCGTTGATCGTACCGGGATCCGCGTCATCCGTGACAACATCACGGAAAAGGGTTTCGTCAAGCTCTACACGGCAAAGCGTGTCGGCGGTGATGCTCTCGACTTCGACGCTGTCAAGTTCATGAAGTTCGCCGCGTCCTAATCGGCACCGGAACGACACGGGGCGGGGAAACCCGCCCTTTCTTCAATCACTGAAGGGATAACCACACATGGCACCCCGTGACCTTAAGAATAACATCGTTGTCAATCCGGTTTTGCACTCGGATCCGGCCGACAACACCGCAGCCGTTGGCGTCGTTCAGGACCATCGCGGTTCGAAGTCGCACACCTACGTCATCCACGCCGGTTCGTTGGTCGACGCCGACGCAACGTTTACCGCGCTGCTCGAAGAGTCGGACGTATCCGGTTCCGGTTTCACCCCTGTGGCTGATGCCGACATGCTCGGTACCGAAGCGCTCGCTTCGTTCCAGTTCGACGGCGACAACACCGTGAAGACGCTCGGTTACATCGGTTACAAGCGCTACACCCGCTTGACGATCACCCCGGCGAACAACACGGGCGCTTCGTCCTTCTCCGCAGTCTGCATCGAACAGCAGAACGTGCGCGGTACGGTCAACTAAGGCCGTACCAACCGCATCGGGTAGCAACTAAGGAAATAGACGAATGACACGTGTCAAGATCCTGAAAGATGGGGTGAAGGGTGCCGACGATGGCGCTACCGTCCGCCCCTACGAGAACGGCAAGGAATACGACGTCTCCGAAGCACTCGCACTGGTCTTCATTGAAGCCGGCGAAGCTGAGGAAGTCGAAGTGAAGCAACAGACCGCGACGGAAAAGGCAAAGGCGAAAGCTGATGCCAAGGCTGCGGCTGATAAGGAAGCAGCGGAAAAGGCCGAAGTGGAACGCCTCGAAGCTGAAAAAGCTGCAGTCGAAGCCAAGTCGACGGTCGGTCTTCCTCCCATTCCTGGCAAATAAATGAAGCCTTCGCTTGTTACAGCACCCGCAACGAAACCTGTGACGTTGGAAGACGTCAAGGCACACTTGCGGGTGTTCTTTCCCGATGATGATACGTACCTGGATGCGCTCATTGTGGCGGCTGTGACGCACCTTGACGGCTATCAGGGCATTCTTAATCGGTGCATCGTTTCGCAATCGTGGAAGACAACGCACAACTATTTTTGCCGTCGAATGGAGACCATTTTTACCGACACGAGCGCGGTTGTCGTGAAGTATTTCGACGTCGACGGCGTGGAACAGACCGTTAGCAATACGGCTTATCTGGTCTATCCCGATTATATCATGTTCAAACGTGATTTCGTGTTCCCGGCTGTCGATCGAGACCGAGACGACCCGATTTCCTTGGTATCGACCCACGGTTACACGACCGTACCGGATACGCTCAAGCTGGCAATCAAGATCCTTATTGCTCACTGGTACCGCAACCGTGAGCCGGTGACGATGGGTGGCGTTCCGTCGAAAATTCCATTCTCGGTCAATGCGCTGCTTGCTCCGCATCGGTGGGCTTTCTGATGGCAACGCAAGGCAGCATGAACAAACTCGCTACCTTCATGCGCGATACCGGCGCGGTCGGACCGGGCGGCTCGAAGGCACGCAACTGGACGCCGCTCCCCGGTTTGGCGCGCGTGCCGATCGAATACAAGCCACAGCGGGGCAGGGAACGTGTCGCGGCCGGTCGGCTGGAGTCTGCAGCGCTCGCGTACATCACGATTCAGGATTGCGCAGCGGTTCGTGATTTGACCGCCGCCGACATTGTGGTTGTGCACGAGCAATCCGGCGACGTGCCGCACCGCATTTATTCGCTCGATAATCCCGATCAACGAAGCCGTGACGTCGAAATCGTGGCTGAAAGAGGAGTGCAACTAGGATGACGATTTCAGCAGAAATTTACGCACGCTTGAAGGTCGCACAGACCGGTTCCAACGATTTCGGCGGACCGGAATTCAAACCTGTGATCGAGGCGCTTATTCAGCTCACGGACGGTGTTGCTGCGAACCAGGCGAATATTGCGTTTGCTGACGAACGCACCGTTGCGAGCGGCGCGACGGATAGCATTGACCTTGCCGGCGTACTCACCGACGCTTTCGGCGCATCGATCGCAGCCGCCGAACTTGTGGCAGTGATGATCATCAACAAGCCGCGCGCCGGTTCGCCAGTGAACACCACAGATTTGACGATCGGCGGCGGCACGAACGGCATATTCGTCACAGCAATGCCTTTCGTGCTGAAGCCTGGGGCGGTGTTGCTGCTCGCGGCCGGTGACGCTGCAGGCATCAAAACCGTAACGGCTGCGACCGCTGATATTCTGACGATCGTCAACAGTGCCGGTGCCGCTGCGAAATTTCAAATCGCGATCCTCGCTCGCAACGCGTAACGCATGGTTACGGGCGTCAAAGAGCTTGAACGTAAGTTGACCGTCGTCTTCCCGGCGACGGTCAAAAAGCGCATTGAAGAGGCGATGAAAACCGCCGTTGGCGAAGTCGTTGACGAAATGATGTCGCGCGCTCCGGTGTATGTCGGTGATGAAATCACCAGGCGTGACAAGCGCCACAAGGGGCAGCGCGTTCGACCTGGAGCGCTACGGGATAGCATCGGATGGAAGTGGGGTGACGCACCGAAAGGTACTGTCTCGCTCGGATCTGTGCAAACCGGGTTCAAAGACAACGATATGAGCCGGATTACGATCTATGCCGGTGACAAGGAAGCGTTTTACGCCCGTTGGGTCGAATTTGGTACGCGGAAATGGGCGGGAAATCCGTTCTTTTTCAGCGCCTGGAGAAACCAGCGGAGCAAGGTCAAGGCGGCGATCACGCGCGCCATTCGCAAGGCAATCAAAGAAACGGGTATGGTCTAATGCCGATGTCTCCGAGTGGTGACTTGCAAGATATGATCTATCAGCGGCTCACGTCGGATCCGACGATCACTTGGCCTGTCTTCGACCGTGCCGACCCGCAACAGGCTATGCCGTTTATCGAGTTCGGACCGGAAGACGTCCAGGAAGATGATGACGAGTGCATTACCGGCACGAACCATCAGTTTCAAATCGACCTCTATCACAGTCAAGCCGGCATGTTCGACCTCAAGAACATGATGGGCGCGGTGAAAACATCGTTACACAACTTTGATGGGGAATTGACGGATAACGCGTTACATTCTATTCGATTTGTACGCATGACCGTGTTACAAGAGCCTGATGGTGTTAACTACCACGGCGTTGTTCAATTCGAGGCGTTAGTTGAAAGCGATATTTCATGAGCGTTTCGAGTATGACAGGCGACCCACGCAGCCGATAGCGTTCGTGGTGCAGCCTTCGCCGGAACCTCAGAACTTGCCGCACGACGTTGTGGAAGCGGCTATTAAGGCGGGAAAGGCTACGAAATGGCTGTCAAAGCGGCAACTGAAAAATACGAACAGATGATTTTGGATGTCGAGGTTGACCCGATCGGGTCACCCGGCGTTTACACTGCTCTTTGCGGCATGACAGATGTCACGATCACGCGCACGTCGGACGTTGACGAAACGGAAGTGCCGTACTGCGACAATGAATCGTTGCCGGCATCTGTGGAAGTCGCCGTGCGGTCGCAGACTGTCACAGTTGACGCAACGGGCGTATGGGCGGCACAATCCAACGGCGACATGATGGACTGGTGGTATTCGGGCGCGACGAAGAACATTCGAGTTCGCAACACCGCCGCTCTTTCCGGTGACGCTGAGACCGAAGCCGGTCCCGCGCTGCTCGTGACCATGACCGACGCCCGCACGAAGGGGCAGAAGGTCACTCGCGAAATCAATATTCGCTTCGACGGCGTTCCGACCGTTACGAACAAAGCGTAACGGTGACGAATGAAGCGTAACAAGGTTTGGGATGGCGGGGACCATCCTTTCCAGCTTCGTATCGGTGAGTTGCGGGCGCTCCAGTCCGCAACCGGTGTCGGTCCGCTGTTTCTGCTCGGTCGTATCGCCGGTTCGCAATGGTTCGTTGACGACATCATTGACACCGTTCGACTCGGTCTGATCGGCGGCGGTATGCCGGATGACGAAGCGAAGCGGCTCACCGATCGCGTGTTTGTCGAGAATACGCCGGCACTCTACAGGGGCATGCTTTTGGCCGTGTGGATATTGCGTAACGCTGTGCAGGGCGAACCGGACGACCCGGTGGGTGATGAGGGGGAGCGGGGGACGGAGAACGAGACCCAAAAGGGCGAATAAAGTTCTCCGATTTTTACGCTTCCGGTCAAGTGATGGGGTTTTCTCCCCGCGTCGTTGATGAATTGACCATTTGGGAATTCAACGCCGCGTTCAAGGGTTGGAAGTCCATAAACGGCATCAAGCCGCGTGGTCGCGACATCAGCGAAGAGCGGTTGGCAGAAATGGGCATTGCGGGTTTCTAAATGGCGGAAGACACAAACGGCCTACTTGTCCAGATCGGTGTTACGCAAGCTCGTATGGAACGCGAGCTTGCAAAGGTTGTGAAAGATGCCGCCAAAGCCGCAAAACAGGCGGAAGACGCTTTTACCGGTGCTAATGACAACATCGGCAAGGGTGCAACTAAGGCGTTCGGCGCTTATTCGAAGGGTGCACAGTCTGCCGCCGCTCCGGTTAGGAATTTGGGCGGTCACACTGCCAACCTTGCTTCACAGTTGAACGACATCAGTGTGCAGCTCGCGGGCGGACAGTCCCCGTTTCAAATCATGTTGCAGCAAGGTACGCAGATTGGGCAGATTGCGCAGCAAGCGGGCGGCGGTTTGCGCGGTCTCGGTTCGCTACTGGTCGGCGCGTTTCAGTCTGTTCTTAGCCCGGTCAATCTGCTGACGTTCGCGGTGATCGGCCTTGGCGGCTATGCTGTCAAATATTTCGCGGACGTCGTATCGGGTGGCGAAACCGCTAACGCGACGATCGAGGAGCAAACGAAGCTTATCGAGAGCGTGGCGAAGACCTGGGGTGACGCTGTTCCGGCGCTTCAAGCCTATGTCGACACGCTGGCAACCGCGAAAGACGCTGCCGATCTAATCAATGCTTCCGATACACTGGCAAGCCAGTCGTGGGATGTGGCACGCACGCAGATTGACGAATTGAACATTTCGTTTGCTGCGTTGCTGCAGGATCTTCGTTCGGCCGGCGAAAGCGACGAAACGATTATGGCCGTGAGCGATGCGTTTAATACGCTTCGTGAGAAGGTCGAAGCCGGGACCGCTACCACAGCGGATATGGACGCCGTGACACAAGCGCTCGCCAGTACGGTCTATAGTTCCGGCATTCCATCGCTCGCGGACTTCTCCAGCGCGTTTGCCGGTCTCGCGGGGACGATCGCGGGTGCGACGGCGCAAGCGATGAAGTTCCAGCAAGAGGCGTTGAACGCGCTCACCGTGGGCAAGAACGGTCCGAAACTCGGAACGCTGTCGCCGCTGTTCTCGGAAAACGGCAAATTCCAGACGCAAGAGAACTTTCAACCGTCCGACATTCCGAAACCGGAAAGCCGCCCGTTGATCGAGCTTGAAGGCTTGCCGGGACAATACAAGGCTGATGGTTCGCTAGCCGGTAGCAAGAAGCGCGGCGGCGGTTCGTCACGTGGAAAGAATGCGTACAAAGAGGAAACCGCGAGCATCCAGGAACGGACCGCCGCGCTCCAGGCGTCCACGGCGGCACAGGCGGCAATCAACCCGCTTGTGAGTGATTACGGCTATGCGATGGAAAAGGCGAAGGCTGAAGCCACGTTGCTTGCTGATGCGCAGAAATCCGGGCTGGCAATCACACCGCAACTCAAAGAACAGATTTCCGCTCTTGCCGGCAGCTATGCGCAGGCGTCCGCCGACGCGAAAAAGCTTTCCGAGTCTCAGGCGGAAGTGAAGAAAGAGGCCGAAGAGTGGGCATCTTTGGAAAAGGATGTATTCGGCGGCTTCATCAAGGATTTGAAGGACGGCAAGTCGGGCGCTGAAGCGCTGTCGAACGCCTTGAACAAGGTTGCCGATAAGCTGCTCGATATGGCGCTTGATGGTCTGTTTAGTTCGAAGGCTTCGGGCGGTGGCGGGGGTGGTCTGTTCAGTTCCATCCTTGGCGGTATCGGGAAAATATTCGGCTTCGCTAGTGGTACCGCGAACACGGGCGGAAAGCGTGGACAACCGATCGGCGTTGTCCACGGGCAAGAGGCGGTTATTCCGTTGCCGGCCGGTGGCAAGGTGCCTGTGCAGATTGCTTCGCCACAGGTGCCGACCGGGAAGTCAAGCCGTGATGTCGTGTCGATCAACCTTCAGGACGATTCCGGCCGCATGGCGGACATTGCCGATCAACGGATACAAACTGCGAGCGGGACAATTGTACAGGTCTCGGTCAACCAAAGTTACAAGCAAGTGAAAAGCAACATGGCGTCACTGATGACCGATACGCAGAATCGGAGTTTCTAACCATGACGCTCGTTTGGCCTCGCAAGCTCCTACCGCCGCAGACCCCGCGTCCGCACTATCTGTCGCACATGAACATTTCCGGTCCGGTATCGCAGGCCGGTGTTTCCGATGTGATTTCGGGTGACGCCGGCTTTTGGCGTGCGACTTACGCCAGTGTGATCGTAACGAGCCGCGATCGTGTCATTGTGTGGCGCGCGCTCGCGGCGAAGCTCCAGGGGAGATTGAACCCGATCTTGGTCCCGTATTGCAGCGCGTACCAGCCGATCATGAAGGGAGTTTCCGTATCGAGCGTGCCGCATGACGACGGAACGACGTTTGACGACGGAACGGGTTACGCAGGAAACAAGACACATGTTTTCTTGACCGCCGACGTACCGGTGCGGGCAGTCTCGTGCACTGTGAATGTGGTCGCAGCCGACACGATTCAACCTGGACAAGTTTTCTCGCTTGGCGAACGTCTTTATCAGATCACTGACATAGTCGACGTTAGCGGTTCAACGAAGCAGATTTCGTTTCTTCCGCCCGCACGCGAGGCGGTACCGGCCGATACCGAACTTGAATTCACCAACCCTGTTTGTCGGATGCGTCTCGCTAGCGACGACGCTATGGCGATCGATCTTGATCTTAATAAGCGCGGGTTTCCAACCGTGGATTTTGTCGAGGATCTTGTACCATGACGTTTTTTACGAGCGATGAAGTGGCACGATTCAAATCGGGCAACGTCCGTGTGGCATTTCTCGTCAAGATGGATTTCGTATCCGAGACAATCGGCGTGTGGAACGGCAACACTAAGCTGTCGGTTGACGGTGTCGACTATCTGCCGATGTATGGTGCCGGGACCATCGACGGTTTATCTTTCGCCAATTCCACAACGTCGGACCAAGTGTCAATCAGCGTTTCCGGTGCGAATGCCGAAATTCTCGGTCTTGCAATGGCCGAGTCGGGCGAAGTCCAGGACAGGTTGGTAACCGTTTACCTGCAGTTGTTTGATGACAACTGGCAACCGATCGCAGCCGCGCCGGCTATTTTCTTCGGTTACATGCAGCCACCGGAAGGCAGTCAAGACGAAGTCGTTTTGGACGTCAACGCCAATTCCCCGACGCACACGATTACGATTGCTGCTGAGAACATCTATTTCAACCGCTCGCGCGCGCCTGGTGGCAGATACAGCGACCGAGACCAGCAATACCGTTACCCCGGCGACAAGGTGTTTGACTTCATGCCGGGGCTTGTTTTCAAGACCTTCGTTTACCCGGATTTCTGACGATGAATGTTCGCGGCTTCCTTTACGCTGAGACATGCAACCCTTTCGAATGGGGTGATACCGATTGCGCGTCGACGGCCGATCGGTGGTTCAAGATCGTCCACGGGTATTCACCAATGCAGCAATTCGGCCGGCTCGTGACGAACGAAGAACTTGGTCGTGCGTGGCTTGCACAACCAGGCGGACTACTGCGCGGCATCAAAGAGGTGATGCGTTACGCCCGCATCCCGTCGTTACGTGACGCTCCACATGCCGGTGACATCGGCGTAATTACTGTTGATGGTCGCGCGTGTATCGCGATTTTTGACGGCGAACTGTGGCAGAGTCGGGACGAAGACGGCTTGATATTTGCCGACGACACGCACCGTTTCATAGGTTGGGAAGTTTCAATATGCCACAAGCATTAGGCGCACTCGCTCTTGCGATTTTTCAGGCGGGCGGCCCCCTGTGGCTGTCAAACGCCTTGGTTGGTGTTGGTGCACTCGGTGGTGTTCTCGGAGCGGTCGGACAGATTGCGCTTTCGTTCGGTATTTCCGCTATCGCCGGGATGATTTTCCGTCCGAAGCAGGCATCAACGAAGTCCGACGATGTACAGCAGTCTTTGCGCGTAGCTATTTCCGATCGCGTGAAGATATACGGACAGATGCAGGCGACGGGAAATTGGATTTTCGGTGACTCAAAAGGCGGTGTTCTTCACAAGGTACTTGTTGTCTGTGAGGGTAAACTAGTCGAAGTTCTTAATTTAAAAATTGATGACAATATTGTAACTGTAAACAGCGAAGGCGTTGTTACGTCAGCGCCTTACAATGAAAAAGCGCTTTTCAGATATACTACAGGTGTAGTACCGGGCGCACCTTTTTGGCAAGTGACGACAGCTTTTCCCGAATGGACTCTCGATCACAGGGGTGACGGTGTTGTGTTGATATACGCACAACAAATGGGGCTTAAGGCTGATCAAGTTACACAAGTATTCCCGTCACTGAAAGATACGTTATATCGTATCGAAGGACGGTTTACTGAAATTTACAATCCTAATACAGGGGTTATCGCGTGGTCGGATAACGCAGCGGGTATCATTCGTGATTTTGTCCAGAGTGCGGACGGAATGCGTTTTCCGGCATCGATCGTCAACACACCGCTAGCCGTGGAAGCATGGAAGGCCGCGTGGAACAAGGCGGCCGAACCTGTCGGACTGAAAGCGGGTGGCAGTGAGCCGCGCTATCGGCTTTGGGGTGCTTATAAGTTTGCGGAGACACCAGGTAGCGTCCTGGAAGCGATGTTGGCGAATTGCGACGGACGTCCGATCTTGACGCGCGACGGCGGTGTGGCCATTGACATCACCGAATATTACGAACCCACAGTGTTGTTGGACAAGACTTTGATTACCGCCGTGACCTCGATCACTCGTGGGATTGACGTCCGGTCCACAGCTAACGTTATCACCGCGAAGTACATTTCGAAGGCTGACGATTATCAGCAAGTTGACGCGGATCCCTGGGTAAACGAAACAAGCGTCACTGAACGCGGGGAACTGACGGATGATGTAACATTCGGCTGGACACCTTCACACAGTCAGTGCCGGCGTCTGATGAAGCGTCGGGCTTACCAGCTCGCGCCGGAATGGCAGCTAACCGTGAATTGTCGCATTGGTGCGCTTGCTGCGTTTCAAGAGCGTTTTGTTGCCGTTGATTACATGCTTGGCAATACGAGAATTCAAGGCGCATTCGAGATTGTAAAGTTCACCTGGAACATAGGTGACAAGGGAATTTTGCGAAGCGTATCGATTGCCCTTCGCTCGATAAGTCGTGAAGCGTTCGTGTGGACGCCAGAGCAAGAGGAAGGCGTTGCGCCAGTCACGCAACAACCGGATGTCGACAACACGATTCCGCTCGTGGCAGGTTTTGATGCAACAGTAGGTCGACGCACTATAAGCGGTTCACTCGTTGCGTACAGCATCCTTGATTTCGACGCGCCGCCGTCGGATTCATTGACGGTACAGCTTCAAGGTAAAAAGGTTGCGGACACCAATTGGATAGACATCAATGTGCCTGAAGACGCTCTCAGCGTTGACGGTCTAATCCAAGACGACGGCGTTCAGTATGAATACCAGGCGCGTCACGTTACACTTACGGGTAGACAGGGCGCGTGGACGTCCCCGACGATTAAACTCACCGCTACTGCGGATACGACCGCACCAGGCGTCGTAACACTTGGCACTGTCACCGGTGGTGTAGGTCAAGTGAGTATCGGTTACACGACGCCGAACAGCGCGAATTTCAGTCGCGTTTATATCTATCGTAACACTGTCAACAACTTTGGAACGGCGACACGCGTCAAAACTGTTTACGGGTCACCGTCAACAGCATATACAAGTGTTGACACAGGTTTGACGGCTGGCACGTATTACTATTGGCTCACTGCAGCTAACGCTAGCGCAGTCGAGAGTGCCAGCGTTGCAACAGGCGCAAAGACGGTAACGTAATGACTTCCACGGCAAATCAAATCTATCGCAATTGGGAAGTCGACGGCGTACCTTCGTCGGGCGAACACGAGCCCGTAAAAGCGGAAATTCGCGCCTGGGGTACGTGGCTTGAATCCTTTATTGCCGCGATCGGGGTCAATAGCGGGTCTGTATATACTTCCCGCTCGTTGCTGTTCGCTAACCTGATACCTGCCGAAAACAGCATGGCATGGGTGATCCAAGACGCGACACAAGAGTACAACGGTATATATCAGAAGGTCGGTACGTCAGGCTTTGGATCCTGGAGTCGCGTTGGTGACCTTCCTTACTCTTTCGTCAACGCTTCCGACGCTGGAGACGGTACCGCCAACGCGATTCAAGCGACTTCGAGCGTACCGATTTCGGCATCAGCGCTTATCGTCATGAACGTTTTCGAGGCGAACACGAGTTCGCCCGTGACGGTATCGTTTAACGGCGGTGCGGCGCTGACGATAAAGACAAATACAGGTAACGACATCGTTGCAGGCGGTCTTGTGCCTAACATGTTGCTGTTCGGCCTTATCTCCGGTTCAACCTTTCGACTGATCAGTGACCAAGTTTCCAGCGCCATTGTAGCAGCGGCGGAAGCGGCAGCGGCGGAAGCGGCAGGGTATGCGGCGGCGGCGTTGAACAATTTTTCGATTGTTCGCTACAGCGGTGACGGCGCGACGACAGCGTTCGCTTTGAGCGGTGTTACGCCGGGGGCAGCTAACAATACGTTTGTGTTTGTTGATGGCGTGTACCAGCAGAAGAACACTTACACTGTTGTTGGTACCACTCTGACGTTTTCTGAGGCACCACCCGTTGGTGTCAATAACGTTGAAATCGGATTCGGTTCAAGCGTGTCGATCGGCACGCCTTCTGATGGTACAGTGACTGCTACGAAGCTCGAAGCCTCGTTGTATTCGGCGCTGACGAGTTATCGAAACGTTCTGTTGAACCCTAGATTCAAAGTTAATGTGTTTGGGCAAGCGACATCGATAACGCTTGCGGCTGGTGGGTTCTGGTTCTGTGGTTGGAAAGGTGGTGCGTCTGGATGCACCCTTTCTTTGTCGGGCGGGGTCGTTACGATTACGGCGGGCGCACTTGTCCAGGTCGTAGACGGTGCCGATTTGGACACCGATACGTACACGATCAATTGGACAGGGACGAGCGCTTGTACTGTTGACGGGGTTTCTCGTGCCAAGCTTGCGACCTTCGGTCTTACCGCAGGCACGAATTGCACAGTACAGTTCGGCGTCGGCACTTTAAGCTTGCCACAATTGGAACGGGGCAGCTTGGCGACACCTTTCGAGTACATTCCGAAAATCTTGGAAGACGCACGGTGCGCGTCACGCGAAAGCCGAATAATTGTGGCGGGTGGCGGGTATCAGCCTGTTGCATCGTGTACGTGGTACACACCCATAAGCTTCACTAAGAAGCGAGCCACACCGACGTTTGCTGTACTCACCACAATTAGCAGTGCCAGCGTAGCTACAGCATCAGTTGGCGGCATCAGTCCCGAAACAGCCTATCTAGCTTTGGTCGGTGTGTCTTCGGGTGCCGCAAACGTCTCATATGTCGTTGAATATGTTGTTTCGGCGCGACTTTAGAGGTTGACAATGGGTCTCACTAAAATTCCAGAAAGTATGCTTGGTTTTGAAATCTCTGAAGGCGGGGGATCGGAACCTAACATACTTATGCCGATCGCCGGTAACAACGCGTCGGCACTTCAGGCTTATTTTGACGACCTGAGAAACACGAAAAAATCAGGTAAACTTGGGCCTGGTAGCTTTGGCGTCACGAACGCGTCCGGACCGGCATGCGTACTAGACTTGTCGACGCTAACGCAGGAAGCCGTGAGCGAACATCGTCGTCCTAACATCTTCGGTGATGGCATTGGAACGACTGTTATCAATGGTGGAAGTTCCGGCCAATATGCCATGAAGATCAATGGTGGTTCCGGTATCGCGGCACACCACTATTTGACGATTGCAGACCTCGCGTTTTCCGGCTTCCAAGGTTTGCACGTGTTCGACAGCGCGTATTTGCGGTTGCGTGACATTGCGTTTCAGGGTCAATCTATTGGTATGTATCTTGAAAGCGTTCTTTCATCGTCTTTTCGAGATCTGGATTTCAGAAGCTGCGGGGTTGGTCTAAGTGTTGCCAAGGGTGGCGGTTTCTCGGGAATAAACGCTAATTCATTCCGGGATTGCAGATTCGCTTTCAACACAGGTCTAGGGCTGCAGGGACAGTCCTTCTCCACGCAATTGAATTTCAATGCATGCACGTTCGAAGGTAACGGTACACAAGGGAACGGAAGCACAGGTGGGGCGGTAATCACCGTAAACGGCACTGAAGGTCGAGTTGGTGCGAATTTCAACGGCTGCTATTTTGAGAACAACGCGGGCGGCTTTGACGTTCAGTTGGTTAACGCGGGGTCCGCTTACGTCACCCATACATTCGTTGGTTGCAACTTTCAACGCGTGCTGAGTTCAAACTACGTGACCAACAACATTCAAACGTTCGGTTTGAACCGCATTGTGTTTATCGGCTGCAGCTTCAATGCGTACGGCACGTATGTTCCGAGCGCGGCGAGACCTTATGTCGGTTTCGACGGCAATCAGATTATCGAGTGCTACAACTGCCATTTTGGCAGCGCGACCGAACAAGGGATCTTGGTCAACAAGTGACCCTCAGTACTGCCTTGCGTCGAAATCATCTTCCGTTTCTTCGTCTTGGCAGTACTCCCACGTCTCCCCGTTCCATCGCCGCCATATCTGCCCATAGGCTTCAGAAAGTTTTCCGTCATTTAGACGAACGAAAAACCACGGCTTATATTTCTCCCAAACTGTACTTTTCGGTTTGTCCTGGAAAAACACGAAAACCCTCGCTCATACGTAGGTTGCAGTGTTGGCAAGATACGCCAGCACGCACGAATCTGCAACTGTGGAAGACGGCGCAACGCCGTTGTAACGCCACGTAACGCATGTTACGTTTCGGCGCATGAAACACCCACGTCTAATTGACAACAAGGGGGAAGTGTTACGCGGGTCGTTGACGCTGCGAATGCTTGAACTTGGCTTTGCGATAACGGTCTTCGAACTACTCGCAACGTACCTGGCAGGGCAGGGAACACCGAAAGCGTTAATATTCTCCGCGTTGTGTCAATTCGCCGCCTGGATTGGTCGTTTCATCCTCCAGCCGAAAATTTCAGGTGATACGAATGGCAGTTAAGAGTCGTTACCTCGCGGGCGCGGTCGGCGCTTTGCTTCTCGCTTCCGCCACAGCTTACACCGGCTCGTGGGAAGGCACGCGGTATAAAGCGTACCTAGATTCCGGGGGCGTTCCGACCATCTGTAAAGGTCACACCGGACCGGAAGTGCATATGGGCATGACCGCGACGGCCGAAGAGTGTGACGCGATGACTCGAAAAGACATCCTTGCCCACGAAAGCCGGATGCTCGCTTGTGCGCCGGAACTCTACACGGTGCCTGATAAGACATACATCGCAATCAACGATTGGGCGTTCAACGTCGGTACCGGCGCGGCTTGCAAGTCGACGCTTATCCGCAAGGTCAAGGTGGGCGACTTGCGCGGCGCGTGCAACGAACTGAGCAAGTGGGTTTACGTCAACGGTGTAGTTATCAACGGTTTAGCGAACCGGCGCATTCACGGCACGCCTGGACGCATTAGCGAACGCGCTCTTTGCATGGCGGGACTGTGAATGTGGGCGCTGATACCGGATTGGCTGAAGAAAGCCGTTGCGGGCGTTGCGATCGGCATTACAGCTGCGGTGTTCTTCAAGACATGGCTAGCGCTTCACGATGCCTCGATACGCTCCGATGCGGTCAAAGGATACGTTCAACAGTCCGAACTAGACGCCAGCGAAGCCAGACGCATCAAGGCGGAACGTGACGCCGAATTTGACCGCAAGGCAGCAAGCGCGGCACGCATTCAAGCGGACGTCGCGCGCACGAATGAGGCGCTTTCAAAGGAAAAACTCAATGCGGCGATTGCTCAAGACAACGGCGATGATGGTTGCCGCGTTTCCCCTGGTGATCTTGATTGGCTGCGGAACAACTAAGGACCGGGTGACGGCTGCGACGGTCGCGCGCGCTGTGGCTGAGACGCCGACCCGCCTTCCTGAAGCGCCGACGTATTGCACCGATGAAATGCCGACAGTCATCCCCGGTGACGAGAAATGGCGTTGGGTGCAGAAACGTTGGGAGTATACACGAGACGCCGAAATCAAACGTGACGTCTGGTGCTGGAACGTCTGGTACAAAGGTGTTGTGGATCATGCGGCCGGCGTTACACAGTAACGTTGCGCGAACGTGACATTGACGTTACACGTTAGGCGTCTATATTCGAACCGGAAGTGAAACGACGAGATGGTGCCCATGGATCCGTTGGCAGAAACCGCAAATCGGTTCAATGAACTTCCGGCCGAAACGCAAGAGTTTCTTTCACAACTGCGACCGGACGACCTCGAATTGATGAAAGACGGTCTGGACCTCGTACGGTCGACACGGACCATCGGGCGTTTCATGCGCTGGCTTGTCCTGGGGTCGCTCGCGGTGATCATGACCGTCACGGCGTTGCACGACAACGTGGCGAAGATAATCGGGTGGTTGTCACCGTCTAAATAATCAGCTTCTCCGCTTCTTTGACGTACCATTCGTAATTGAGCCGGCGCGGATCGAAGTCGGCCACGTGGTCGCACACCTGGACCGAGTAACCCGCCTGTATCGCGATGTTCCGTACCTTGTCGGGTTTCTTCGGCAGTGGTGGGTGCACCGACCGCATTCCCGGTCCGCTGGTGGCGATATGGTATCGTGTGACCTTCTGCAGCCGTGTGCTGTCGTCAAGCTCCAGGTGGCCTTTGCCGGGTGCCTTGGCTTTAAGCATGAAATCAAAAGCGTCTTCGTGGTTGTGGATGAAATCGCGGACGTTGATGCCGTTGACCATTTGCATTTCAGCCGCCATAGGAACGACAAGGGCGCTCCAGTCCTGATGCCACACGAGCGATTCAGAAAGGTTCGTGGGCTTGTCCGTCTTCCACTGGTAGTCCTTCTTGCGCTTCTTTACTTTGCCGTCCGCGCCGATCGCGATATACGCCGACACATTAGCAATCAGCATTTGCGAATATTCGACTTGTTCAAGCTCCAGTTTCGTCATTGCCGACCACTGGTCGCACAACTCTTTGAAGATGTGTTGATTTGATCTTTTCATAAGAACGGTCATGCCGTCCGTATTGATTTGGATGAGCCTGCACCCGGCGTACTTGACCAGCTTTTCCGCGAGCATACACAGTAGCAGTTGCCCATTGAACGTAATCGCCATCGTGTACTTAGGGTCGTAAAACCCCTTACTATGTTCCTGGTTGCTGTCACCGTAGACACCGTTAAGCGCGAGCTTCAGCATTCCGTTGATCGGACTTGTCTTCGGTATGCTCTTTCGCTGATCGTAAAGCGCCTTGTAGATGTCGCAAAATGCTTCGGACAGGTGTTCGGGGTAGATCCGGTTTGAAATGGCTAGATTCGGGTAAAAGCTCGATACGTCGATGTCGAACATGATTTCATCATCGGCCGGCTTAACGCGCTGGCGTTGCACTGAACCGTGGATGCCGCCCGCGCCGATATCGAATTGAAAGCCGCCGTATGTGACCGAGAAATCTTTAAGTTCCGGTGGCTCTTTCGTCCGTGTAATGCTGGTTCGCTTTAGGAAGTCGAGACCACGCCTGAACTCGTCAGACTCGAATTGCACATATGGCAAGATGACTTCGCCAATGTGGATGATGCTGCGTTCTGTGCGGTTGTTCTTGCCGATCGAGATACCTAGTGCCTTTTCCAGCTCCAGGCGGAAATATTCTTTGCCAATCTTCGTATCGTTGTAGTTGACGCAAGGGAGACCCGTGGTCCGCTGTAGTTCGTCGCGGAACGTTATCGCGTCCAGACTGTGAATGTAAAACCGCGTCGTCTCGATAACGTCGTGCATGTTATAACGTAACAGTATGTCGATCTGCTCCGATGTCAGCGCGGTACCGGGCGGAAACGGCAAGTCCCCGATGTTCTCGGCACGCATGTTGAATTCGAGTGCCTTAAGGCCCGTCATCTTCGCCTTGTTGTCGAAGTGGTGGACCATCAGCAAATCGACCTGGGGAACGATCGTTTCGTTATCCCACACCACATGCCGGTATTTCTGGTCGAACGGGGTTTGGTTGATTATCTGGTCGGTCTTCTCATAGCCATTCCATGCTATGAAGTGTCCGCACTGCCGCCACACGGCGACAAGGTGATGCACAACCGGATAGTCATAGAAATAGTTGTTGAACCCCACGAGCCGGCACCCGTTGCGCTGCAGGGCAAACATGAACGCTATGAATTCAGCGGAATCGTTACGCCGATCGGACACCTCGAATTGCCACCATCCGCCCGTGAGGGGGTGAATCATCGTGCACGTCCACACGTTCGGGTACGACTCGATATCGTATACGTAGTCTTTGGCCGGGATGTCGGAACCATCGGGCAGACGCCAGCGGAACGGCTTGAGCGCTTCGGTCATGCGGTCGGGTATCCGTGGTGATCAACCACAGGGGCAGGGACGCCGCCGTATTGGTCTTCAATTGCGCAGCGTGCTACCGGATCGCAGTCCATCCACGGAATACGCGCAGCGGACTTTTCCCACTCACTCGGATTATACCGCTTTGTCACCGGTCGGTGATATTTATCGTCATACACAGTCATATTTCATCTTCGCCTTGATATGCTGCGGCTGTTGCTCGAAGCCGAAACGTCCGATGTACGTAAAGAATTCACGGGCGGTCATGTCGCCTTTCAGGTTGTTGCACCTGAAGCAGCACGGCACTTTGTTTTCGCGGGTATCAGGTCCACCACGGGCAAGCGGCGTCTTATGGTCCGTCGTGAAGTCGAGACCCTTGTTACGGTCGCCGCGCTTCGCGGTGCGCCGGTCGTTTAGATATCGCCTGCAATAGAAACAGAATGGGCGGGGGAGCTGCATCGCGTGTCACCGCGTGGTGATATGAAGAATGGTCACATAGACCGAACCGCACGCCGCGCCGATCGCGAACCACATAAACTTGTCGTACCACTTCATTGCCCGCATCCCCTCGAACTGTGGAAGTAATGGGGCGGCTGTTACACCGCCCGCATCGTGTCACGCGCCGGGGAAACCGGGCATTGCAGCTGGACCGCTTGCAAAGGTCGGATGCGGCGGGACCGGGTTAGTAGGGGATCCAGTCGGTACAGGCGCGTTCCCACCCGGAAAGGCAGCGGGTGCAGCGGGACCGGGGACCGCAGCCGCAGGCGGAAAAGCTGGAGCAGCGGCCGGCAACGGTGCGCCACCAGGCATTGCCATTGGGTTTGCTGCGACGGCCGGCATTGCACCGGGAACCTTCGCACCGGCCGGCATCTGATATGCTGGCGTCGGTGCGGCTGCGAACGCTTGTCCAACCGACATCTGTCCGCCGCCGATCGCTTCGCCTTCGAACTGAAGACGGATAACCTTCGGATTGAGGTACACGCCGGCTTCGTCCGCACCGGTCAAACCGTTCCATGCGCACTGAAACGCGATATCCACATAGTCGCCGCGCTTGATGGCCGTTACGGGAATTTCCGCGTTCTGCGAATTACCGAACGTGATCGGGAACTTGCTCTTGAAGTAGAACACCCAATGACCGCGCGTGTGTTCGCTCACAATGCCTTCCTGGTTCGGCTTGTCGCCGTCCGACATCTTCCATGAAAAACCGTCCATGCACTGCGGAGCGTGAGTGGTGACGTACAGCGGAAAATACTGCATGACCGTCTGAATCTTCTGCAGAATTGCCGGCTGTGCGGCGCATTCCGTCCACAGGTGCGCGCAAATCGCCTGGAACATCACCGGCAATGCCGGATTATCCTTAGCGATGGCAAGGCCGAACTCGGTCCCCTGCTTATCGATCGGAATCGGACGCTTCTTGTGGTCTTCGGTGCGGAACTTATCCATGTCGCCCGATACGAACCGCATCAGCGGTGAATTGATAATTGCTGACTGTGCCATTGTGGTTATCTCCGTTACAGAACTTGTTCAGGTGCCATGAAGAGCGCGAAAAGGTAGGTCGACAAAATCGCCTCTTCCTCCATCCGCTCTTGTTCGTCTTTGCGGCGCAACGCGACGATGCGTTTCAGGATTTTCGTGTCAAAACCCATGCCCTTTGCTTCGCCGTACACGTCTTTGATGTCATCACAGATCGTGCGTTTCTCTTCCTCCAGGCGTTCGACACGTTCCACGAAGGCGCGGAGCTGGTCGCGCGCTACGCCGTGGGCGTTATCGGCTGGTGTGGTTGTCCCGGCTGCGACTGGTATCGTTGCCAGCGGGTTGAACTCGGTCATTCTGGTACCTTTCCTACTTCCACGATCATTGGCGGCGGACTGTTGCCCCAAATCGAGACGTGAACCGATGCGCCGGCATTCAGCGCGACAAGCTCTTTCGCGGTCGGCGTCCACGCAGACGTCATCTGATTGACCACGCCCATACCTTCGACGTGCAACAGCTCGTCACGCAGCGGCAGACCGCGAAAGCCTTGGCTCTCACCGCAAGTCCGCGTGTGACCCTCGATCACTGCAATTTCCATGTGCTATTCTCCGAATGCTTCTGCGATATCGACCTTCACCAGCTTGTGACCGGTCGACGGTGTGAAAGACAAAGCCTTGACGGCTTCCGGTGATGCACCGCGCCGTTCCAGTTCAGCAGGCGTGCAAAGTTCCTGTTTTTCGTAAGGATCGATGCCGGTCACCATGCGAATGACCTCACCAGGCACGTTGAATTTCCGCTTGCCGTTACCTGCCTTCAGATGACGACCGGGGATGATTTCGCGGCGTGCGCGCTGTTCCGCTTCGGCTTCGACGGCTTTCTTGCGCGCCTTTAGCGTCTTGTCTGCTTCCTCCAGGAAGTCGAGTTCGCGGGACAGTTCGGCGAGTGTCATGTTGCGGTGATGCTGAGACGCAACATGCGCGATACGGGCGTAATTCGTTTGAGCGAGCGTTTCGCAGCGGGTCGCGATCGGGCAATATTCGCACCACTCGCCAGCCGTCGCGATCGGATCCGGTTCATAGCAGCGCCGACCGGCCGCAATGATTTCGTCCGCCATACGTAGGAGAATGACGGTTTCGACTACCCACGTGCGGTAAGTTCCCTTGTGGTGGAAGGCGCGCGGTTGATAGATTCCGAGCTGCACGAAATTGAACGTGCCTGGTGCGTAGTTGCGGAGCAGTGCCGCCGCGTAAATGATGAGCTGCGGATTTTTACGGACTTCCACAATCCGGCGACCGTATTTCAGGTCATCAACGTAAAGCGTGTGGCGGTCGCTAACCGTCGCGGCAAGATCGAGCGTTCCCGCAATGAGTGGATCGGTCGAGAGCGTCACGGTCCGTTCGCACGACGTCGTTCCGCCGCGAGACAACACGTTGTCGACATAGCCTTGAACGTCTCGCGCCATTTCAGCGGTGACAAGCCAGCCGTTTTCATGCGTCTTGCCTACGACAGCCGCGCAATTCGCCGCTTCACCGGTCAACACGAGTTGCGCGACCCACGCGGCGCAAGTGCCTTCGCGCGCTTCGTCGCCTTCCGGCTGTTCCGGGTATTTCTGTGACGCCTGCATATACAGGGCGCAATTCATCCAACGATGAGCGGAAGAGGGCGGAAGGCGGAACGTCATGGTGCGTCACCGCTACGGATGGCATTGACGATATAAGTGTTCGTTCTGCCAAGGTTCTGTGCAACGACGTTGGCGCAACGGTCGCGCTCAGTGGCGATACCGAGTGCCACGAGATACGCCACGGAAACGGGGTCTTTCGCGTCATTCACGATTGCCCGTGCCTGGGCATAAACGGTTTCCGGTATCTCGACAGTCATCAAACCCACCACGTTACGAAAATTGCGGTTAGAAGAGCGCCGGTTAAGACGCTCCACTCAGTGACGGTAATGTGGGCGATCAGTTGCCACATGCTTTGCGTTCCTTGGCGGCGGTGTCGCGCAAGGTCGTTTCAAGGTTCATGGTCGTGAAGCGCGATGCGCCGTGCCGTTCCGCATCATCAAGAGCGGACCAGACCGAGCCGGAAAGGTAGCGGTAATATTCGCACTGAGGCGTCGGGTTGCTAACGTTGATCGTGGTAGCAGCGACGAGAGCAAGAGTCGTAAGCATATGATATTTCTCCTTTAAGTTACTGTGGTTGATGGGAATTAACAGGCGGGTGCGCGGGTTGAGGGTTGACGCACCCGCCTGTTTTGGAGAGGCGCGTTACGCGCCACCCCGGCCGCTCTCCTGGGAGGAGTTCGTTAAGCCGCTACCGGCTGGAGCGCTTCGAGCGCTGCTTTGATCTTGATCCGGGTTTCCGGTTCCGCTTCGAGCTGCGGCATCGCCGTGACGTTCGCTTCCGCGTAGATGCGCGCCAAGTTGGCATCAACGACCACTTGACCAACGCGACCAATCGTTTCTTGGAACGCCGCGATAAGTTCCGGGTACGAAACCGGAGCGGGTGCGGGCGGCGCTGCTGGAATAGCAGCCGGAAGACCAGGAAGACCGGGGGCAGGCATTACCGGAGCAGCCGGCGTAAATGCACCGGTCTGCAGGAATGCCGGAACATCAGCGGCCGGCGCTGGTACGGGTGCAGCGACAGGGGCAGGGGTTGTGACAGCAACACCAGGTCCAGCCGGCGTGGCTGCTACAGCGGCGGTTGCGGCTGCGGTCGGTGTGCCACGGCAACCGAGTTCGTAGTTGTCGGCGTCCTGCTTTTCCTGGTCCGTGAGGTTCTTCTTACGACGCCACGTGCCGTCCTGATTCTTCGTCATTTTGACGCCGTGGAAACGGGCATCCCAAACAACGCCGACGCTGTCGACCTTCGAACCGTTCGGATCGGACGGAATACCGTCGTCGCCGTCGACTTCACCCGTTACGGCATTCGCCGTTTCAACGAAGCGCTGAATAAGCCGTGCGACTTCATCGTCATTCGCTTCGATGGTTAGCGTAATTGTGCGTTTTGTCATGTGGTTGTTACGTCCTCTGTAACGTTTCGCGGTTGACAATATGTGACACTAAATGACATCATCCGTCACATGTCAAGCGGGAATTTATAAAATATGTTACGTCCGTATCAACAGAGTGTCAAAGATGAAATCTACGCCGCGTGGCGCTCTGGACAGAAAAATGTAATGGCGGTCATGCCCACAGGGGCAGGAAAAACGCGGCTTCTTTCGTCCATCTTTAATGACAATCAAGAGCCGGAAATTGCGATCGCACACCGTCAAGAGCTGGTCGGACAGATATCGTGCGCGCTGGCTTCAGAGGGCATCTATCACAGGGTTATTGCTCCAGACCCCGTTGTAAGATTTTGCGTACAGCAACACGTCGATAAGTTTGGGCGGAATTATCATCACGAGCGTGCACCGGCTAACGTTGCGGGCGTCGACACACTACTTGCCCGCAAAGACTCGTTTGCACAGCTTTTCAACTCAGTTCGATTATGGGCGATTGATGAAGCGCACCACGTCTTGCCGAAGAATAAATGGGGGAAGGCTGTCGACCTTTTCCCGCGAGCGATCGGGCTTGGACCGTCCGCCACACCCCGGCGTTGCGATAATCAACCCCTAGGCTCAAGGTTCGGCGGTGTGTTTGACCACATGGTCATCGGTCCGACGATGCGTGACCTGATTAATATGAAGTTCCTCACCGAGTATCGGATCTTTGCACCACCGGCTTCAATCGCTCGATCGTCGCTGAAGGTCTCGGAATCTACCGGGGATTTCACGCCTGAATCGACCCGTGAGGCTTCGCATAAGTCCGCGATCGTTGGTGATATCGTCCAGCAATACGAGCGTATCGCAGCCGGAAAGCGGGCAATCGCGTTTGTCGTCGATGTCGAGACGGCAAAGGAAGTCGCGGCACGGTTCGTCGCGGCCGGTATTCCCGCTGAAGCCGTGAGCGGCAAGACGGACGATGCGACACGCCAGCGGGCAATTGATCGTTTCACGCGTGGCGAATTGCTCGTCCTGGTCAACGTCGACTTGTTCGGGGAAGGGTTTGACGTGCCGGCCGTCGAAGTTGTGATTGATGGCGCACCCACACAGTCGTTTGCGAAATTCGCGCAACGTTTCGGCCGCATGCTCCGCTTGGCTGATGGCAAGACCCACGGGATTTACATCGACCACGTGGAAAACGTCATTCAGCACGGTTTGCCAGATGCGCCGCGTAACTGGTCGCTCGATATTGACTATCGCGGATCTCGTAAAAAGGACAAAGACGAGGGCGTTATCCCGGTCCGTACCTGCCTGCAGTGCTATTCAGCGTATGAAGCCGTAACGAAGGTTTGCCCGTATTGCGGTCATGTGGACGTACCCGCACCAGGCGCGCGACTACAGCCGGATATGGTCGACGGTGACTTGCACGAGTTCGCACCGGAGCTGCTTCAACGGTTGCGCGGCGAAATCGGTTCTATCGATCAACAATGGAACGCCAAGCCGAAGTCACCCGCTGATATCGTTCGGATGCGCAACCACAACTCCCGATACGACGCGCTGCAGGAACTACGGCAAACAATGAACTATTGGGCAGGCGTCCAGGTCTACGGCTTGGGACGTTCCGAAAGCGAAGCGTACCGGCGTTTCTTCCACACGTTCGGCGTCGACACCCTCAGTGCACAAGCAACCCTTAGCGGACCGGAAATGATCGCATTGACCGAGCGTATCCGGCTGTCTCTCGTTTGACGTTACAAATATAAAAATACGTGTTGACATGATTTGCCAGAATGTGACACAACATCGTTACAAACGTTACACACCTGGAGGGACACACGTATGCATAAGACTGAATCGGCGCTTGCTTCTATCGGTCGGTTTCTTATCGGGGGTTTCCGCACTCGCGGTCCCGAAAACTCCACCCGCAAGGTGTTCGTAACGAAGCGCGGAAAGTCGTTCTCATTTCGTGATACGACACCGTATCCGCATTCGTCCACACGTCAGCAGGCGCGTTACGCTCGCCAGATCGCAGCCGGTCAACTCCGTATGGATGGTGTCGACAATGGCCGCGCTTAACGACGCACTCACCCGCTGGCAAAACATCGCGATTGAACGCGCCGTAAAGCTGGAGCTTGCAAACGTCGAAGTCGAGCAAGCCACGGCACGCGGTAACCCGGAAAGCATCACGATTGCCGACCGGTACCGCCACCAGGCAAAGCGGATGCTCGATAGCGCAATGCGGAAAATCGAGGAGCTGACGGCAAACGACATGGGGTGCGCTGCGTGATGGCGATGGTCACCCCTCAAAACACCAAGCTTGAACTTCGCCGCGACGACAAGAACCGTTTCGTTCTGTTCTTCGACGGTGAACGTGTGCCGGGTGTTATCGAAACGGTGATGTCTCAAGTGGCGCGTGACCGTCCAGTGTTCACAATCACAGTGCACGGCAACGCCGTTCGGATGGTCGAGAATGACCCTGTGATTGACTGCGACTCTGAGGTGTCAGCGTGATCGGTATCCCGGCATTCGACAGTCTCGCACACGCCGCTGCAGCCGCACCGGAAGGGTACGCGCTCTACAACAAGAGCGATGCCCGCAAATACATCAAAGAGCGTAACGAGTTCATCGCCTTCGTGGCTGAAACCGTCGCGCGTTCGGACCTCACCGCAGAAATGAAGATCACGGCGATATCGCTGCATCCAGGGAAGGGACTACGGTAATGGTAATGACGGTACCAGTTAAGTCGCTTGATGAACTGTCAAACACCATCAACACGATTTGTGACGATTACGTGCGGGAAATCAAAGCCGCCCACGACGCATATCTTAAGGCGTGTGACGAACTGAGCGAGCGTACCGACGCTTCGCCGGACCTCGATCAAAACGCCGTCGCGTCAATCGTTCTCGGTCGTGTCAAAAAGATGATCGCAGACGCCGGGGAGCTGCTCGGCTGATGGGAACCACGGCACGCGCAAAGGTCACGTTGACCGTTGAAATCGACATCCTTTCGACCTGGGGAGACGATTGCTCACTTTCACAGGTCTATGACCAGGCATCGAAACAAGCGGCCAACGCAGTCAAAAACCTGTTTAAAAGTCATGTGTTGATTGTCGGTGAACCTCAAGTCGAAGCCGTCGTGGTGCGCAAATGACGTTCGAAGAGTGGGCAATCAAATGGAACGTATCGGCTGCAGCGCTCGAAGACTTGCGCTCGTTGTACGTTCCATCGCCTTCGGAGACATCCACGAGCGAAGCAGCCACACAGGCGCAATTGCGGGTGACCGCGCCGAAGATCGGCGGCGCTCTGTGGCGGAACAACCGTGGCGCATGTGAAATGACGCCTGGTCGGTGGGTGCGGTTCGGTGTCGGCAACGATAGCGACAAGCTCGATAAAGAATGGAAGTCATCAGACCTGATCGGCATTACACCGGTCCGAGTCCGTCCCGAACACGTCGGGTACACCTTTGGAGTTTTCACGGCGGCTGAAGTCAAACACCCCGGTTGGACACGACCGGAGAACGATCGCGACCGGGCGCAAGAGGCGTTCCTAGTCAGCGTTTGCCAGCGTGGCGGCTTCGGAATGTTCGTGACGCATGAAAGTCAATATTTGGAAAGGGTTAGACCGTGGGTGTCTTAACATGAAGCTTCCCGCGAAGATTCGCCGCAATATCATTCTTGACGCTGCGATACGCGTTGCGAACCGTGACGGGCTGTTGCGGGTGACGTGGGATGCTGTTGCTATCGAATGCGAACCAGGCACGACCGGACGAACCGTTAGAGCGTATTACCAGCGGTATCAAAACCTTTGGAACGCTATCGCGGTCGATGAACGGTTCTTCGGTGACCGGATGGGGTATCGGGTATGACCGATAACGGGTGGAAGCGCATCGACGCCGAGACGCCTACGGAAACCGACGTTCTCGTTTATTGCGAGGACACCGGAGAGCAATTCGTTGCCTACCACACGGGCGGCATTCGCGGGCTGTTTTGCTATGCCATTCATCGGGGCGCGTACATCATGTGCCGTCCGCAGTGGTGGAAGCCGCTCGATAACGGACCGCTGTCATGAACCACCACGATACACGCATCCTAGATTTCATCCGCCGTCACCCCGACGTGCGCGACCGTTACGTTGCCGGCATTTTCAATGTCGAGTACCAGCACGTAAACACGTTGCGCCGCCGCGCCGGTCTGTTCAACGCGCGCAAAGCCGCTGCGATTGCTCGGAAGATGAGAGCCGCCGACCTGGACGACGCGATTTTGGCGGCGGTGTATCGGCGGGGTCTCGTGGACGAGGTACTAGGCGCGTGACGGCGTATTACAACGAAATCGACCCGTTCGCCGCATCATGGCTGGAACAATTAATATCACAGGGTCACATCGCACCGGGCGTTGTAGATCGTCGGAGCATCGTGGATGTCAAGCCTTCCGAAATTGCCGGATATACTCAATGCCACTTCTTTGCCGGTATCGGTGTGTGGTCCTACGGGCTTAGGCTTGCCGGCTGGAGTGATGACCGCCCTATCTGGACAGGTTCTTGTCCCTGCCAACCTTTCTCCGCGTCAGGCAAAAGAGGCGGGTTTGATGACGAGCGGCACTTATGGCCGTTTTGGCAGTATCTCATTGAACAGTGCGGACCTGCAGAAGTCGTTGGCGAGCAAGTTGCGTCAAAAGACGGATATGCTTGGCTCGACCTTGTACAATCTGACCTGGAAGGAATGGGTTACGCCTGCGGGGCGGTCGTTTCCCCTTCTGCGGGCTACGGGGCACCGCACGAAAGACACCGGCAATTCTTCGGAGCGCGCGTCGTGGGAGTTACCCACGACGCGCGACTGGAAGGATTCGGGCAAGGATATCAAGCCGCGATCGGACGGAACGGAGAGATTCGACCAGTTGCCGCGCCAAGCAAATTTAGCATCCTGGCCGACTCCGATGGCAGGAACGCCAGCGCGGAACGGGAACAACGAAGCGGGAAACACGGACAGTTCGCGGCGAACTGTGGAATTAGCGACGACGGATCAACCGGCCCGACTAACGGTTTATGGCGCGATGCTGACTGGCTTTTCTGCCGGGATGAGCGGTGGCGGGCAGTTGAACCCGGCACATTCCCGTTGGTTAATGGGGCTACCGCCCGAATGGGACGATTGCGCGGTTATGGTAACGCAATCAACGCCTACCAGGCAAAAGCGTTCATCGAAGCCTTTGCCGAAACAATCGACGGAACGCCCGTCACTATTGGAGGTACCACCAGCAATGTCTAATCTCGGTGTGGCTGTAGCGGGCGGGGGCGGCAAGCGACGTGATGACGACTTTTACCCCACCCCACCCGAACCGACGCAAGCACTGTTACAGTATTACAAAGGACTCATTCCGCAACACGTCTACGAACCGGCGTGCGGCGAAGGTCACATGGCACGTGTGCTTGTCGACAACGGTTACACGGTGTTGGCGTCGGACCTCATTCACAGGGGTTACGGTTGGGGCGCGATCGACTTCGTTTCGTTCCCGGCCGATCGACTGGAGCGCGGCGCGTGGGCGGTCATCACGAACCCGCCGTTCATCTATGCTGACGAGTTCATAACGAAGGCGCACGAACTCGAAGCGCCGTTCATCGCCATGTTTCTAAAACAGACCTATTGGAACGCCGGCAAACGCCTTGACCTGTGGAAGAAACACCCGCCGAAAGCGTGTCACCCGTTAACCTGGAGGGTCGACTTTACCGGGGGAGGAAACGCCACGATGGATTGCATGTGGGTCGTGTATGGACGTAACGTGCCATTCTCAAACGAACCGTTACGGAGATGTAACGCGTGAAATCCTACCCTTCAATTAAAGCCGCACACGCTGCCGTGTGGAAGTCGCCAGCGGTCGGCGTGCGTTACGTCGTCAAGCTCGAAGGCGTCAACGGCAAACTGCGGTACGTGCCGCGCTTCAAACCTGCAGATGAGGGACAACGTGAACTTGTTAACAAAGCCCGATTCCAGTGCGCCGACTGAAGGCCGCAAGGACGATAACGGCAAGATCCGATTTGAACTGCTACCCGGTGACGCGCTCCGTGCAATTTCCGTTATCCTGACGTTCGGCGCTGTCAAGTACGCGCCTCGCAATTGGGAAAAGGGTATGGACTGGTCGCGCGTGTATGGCGCGCTGCAACGGCACCTGTGGTCGTGGTGGGAAGGCGAAAACAAAGATGCCGAAACCGGTCATTCACACCTGTGGCACGCCGGATGCTGCGTTCTCTTCCTAATAGCTTTTGAAATGCGCGGCGTCGGCACCGATGACCGTCCAGGAACGCCCGCGAAATGACATTCCATTTTATCAACTGGTCTGAACAGCCGCCGATTCCGCCTGCGACCAAGCCGCGCAAGGTGCCGACCGACGCTAAGACCGGCCGTCCGATCGACCCGCACGACCCGGCGCAATGGCTCACCTTTGAGCAAGCGAAGGCAACCGGTCTGTTCGTCGGCATGGTGTTGACCGATGAAGATCCGTATTTCCTTATCGACCTGGACGACTGCAGAGACCCGTCGACGGGCGAATGGCACCCGGAAGCGCTTCGCATCGCGTCGTTGTTCCCCGGCTCGTGCATGGAAGTGTCACACAACGGTACCGGCCTTCATATCATGGGCGTGGGTGACCCGCTCGCGCTCGGTCCGCGCAAGCATAAGTTCGGCACCGAAGCGCGTCCCGGCAATTGGGTGGAATACTACAGCACGAAGCGGTTCGTCGCGCTCGGTCAAGGAATGCAGGGAAATATCAATCTCGACTGGACCAGTACGCTTGCCGGCCTCGTTCCGGTATCGAGCGACCCGGCCGACGCTGTTCCGTTCACCGACACGACGCACCCCGACTGGAACGGGCCTGTAGACGATGACGAGCTTATCCGTATCATGCTCGCGGCTCGTGGAAGTATCGCCGCGACGTTTGGCGACTCTGCAACTGTGGCTGATCTATGGGAAGCGCGGGCGGACGTTCTCGGCAGGGTCTATCCAGGCGCGGACGGCAAGCCGTGGGATGGGAACGCGGTCGACCAGGCGCTTATGAACCATCTAGCGTTCTACACCGGTAAAAACCCGGCACGTATGGACCGTCTGTTTCGTCGGTCCGGTCTGATGCGTGAGAAATGGGAGAAGCGCGCGGACTATCGCGGCTGGACAATCTCGAAGGCAGTCCAGTCGTGCCGCAACGTCTATGCCAAGCCGCGACAGGTCGAAGTCATCCACAATATCGCGGCGGATCCCGGAACGGCACCGACCGCAGTTGCCGGCGACGGTCGCGAGTTTATCGCCATCGGTGAACTACCGGACTATTTCAAGGGCTGTGTGTGGGTCGAGCTGGACGAACGCGTTATGATACCGGGCGGGCGGCTGCTGAAGAAAACGCAGTTCGACGTGCTGTACGGCGGTCATCAGTTCGCCATGTCGTTCGGTGGCGAGAAACCCACGTTTTCCGCGTGGGAAGCGTTCACGGTCAATCGAGCCGTACGGTTTCCAAAGGTCCAGCGGACTTGCTTCAAGCCTATGTCACCGCCCGGTGTCATCATCGGTGACGCGATCAACATTTTCCACCCGGAAGATATCAAGACGATCGAGGGTGACCCCGAACCATTCCTTGACCTGCTTCGCCGACTGTTGCCGGATCCGCGTGACCGCGAGATATTGCTGTCGTGGATGGCCGCGCTCGTGCAGTACCAGGGAAAAAAATTCCTGTGGTCGCCAGTGCTGCAGGGGACGAAGGGTAACGGGAAATCAACGATCGGTGAGGTTCTGTCTTACGCGATCGGTGACCGCTACTCGTGGACGCCTGAAGCTGAATCGATCACGAAACAGTTCAATCCGTTCCTGGGGAACCGAGTATTTATAAATGTCGAAGAAATCCACATGTTCGCGAAGCTCGAAATGCTCGAAAAGCTGAAGAACTATATCACCGGCCGGAAAGTCGAAATCGAAAAGAAGGGTATCGACGCCGGCATGAACCGCGACTATTGCGCGAACTGGTTTTTCTGCACCAACCACAAAGACGCGATTATCAAGGAAAAGGACGATAGGCGGTTTTCAATCTTCTACACGGCGCAACAGTCACGTGATGACATGCAGCGCGACGGGATGTTGACGAACAACTATTTCCCGCGCCTGTGGAATTGGCTGGAGGCGGAAGGTTACGCGATCATGCGGCACTATCTGCTGAATTACCGGATTGCCGACGAATTCAACCCGGCAACCACATGCATGATGGCACCGGCAACGTCCAGCACGCACGAAGCCGTCAACGCGAGCTATGGTGTCGCGGAACAATACATTATCGAAGCGATCGAGAGCGATGCACAAGGGTTCCGTGGCGGCTGGCTGTCGACCTGGGCAGTCACGCAACTCTTGCACGCGAACGGTATCAAGCGCGCGCCGCGTAAGGTCGCGGCGATATGTGAGGCGCTCGGTTATGTCTCGGAAGGGAAGTCACCGACCACGATCATGCAGGAAGCGAACACCCGGCCTACGTTGTATCGTAAACCGGGTGTGACGATGGCGTATGACGTGGCGCAAGGGTATGTCGGACCGGCTATGGTGCGGGTGGGTTAGGCGTTACCAACCGATATGCAGCCAATAATCAGGCTCGTTTTCCAGGATGGTTGCTAACTGCTCCCATCGGTCAAAATTGCACCCTGCTAGCCGGTTCATTTCGTGAAGCTTGGCGCGAATGTCGGACGGCCGGAAAAGCCCGTAGTCCCCGCCCACGGTGATTGTAACGGTGCCGTCCGCATCCGCGAGATACACAGCAACTTCTCTGTCACCCGCGCGCCGCTCGGAACTCCATTCCGGGTGTTCGCGGTAGTTCTGTGTCATGATCGAGAGATTTAATCCCACAGTCTTTGCTCCTACAATACCCCAAAAGCGGTTTTCCGCTCCGTCTCGGCTCGTGCGGTGCCGAACCAGTCAAAGCAGTGGAACGGGTCGATTTCAAGTGCGCGTTCCTTGGCTTCAGGCACGGCGCGCAACGCGTCTTCGTGGGTCGAGTATGGACCGGCAAGCCAAGCGGTGCGACGGTCGCGTATCATCGTGACGTAGTACATTAGTCGCGCACCCACACGTTAGCGAGATATTCACCGCGCTTGCGAACCGGTGCGAGGTTTCCGGCTGCACCGTACATTTCCCACGCCTTGTTCTTTGCCCAAAACGCGGCTTGCTCCAGGGTTTCGAACAGGTCGTCAGAAGCGTGGCGGACCTTGTTTTCACGATCGAAGCAGACGCCACGGAAACCACCGGTCTTCAGTTCGTAAGCGTTGATGGTTGCTACGTGGTAGGTGTTCATTTCCGTTACCTCTGTTCCGTGTTTCAGTAACAACAGGTTTACATTACGACGTTACGCGTGTCAACGTCATTTTACACCTTCGTATCATTTTTATTATCATAGTTGACACGTCGCGCCGACCATGACACAACATCGTTACAAACGTTACGAGGTGTCAAATGCGCACTGCACTGGTACTTATGATCATCGCCCTTATCGGCTCGTGGTCCGTCGCAGCCGTACGGCTCGTTGAATTCCACGCCTACGAAACCGCAGCGGCCCGCGTATGACGAAATACAACGAGCTAGCGTTACGGGCGGCGGAAGCTGGTTTGCAGCCGGCATCGATCGACGCGACGGCGGACCACTGGAAAGAAATCGGCGTGTCCCGGCAATCCGCTTGGGTCTGGCGCTCGAAGGACAAATGCCCGCTGTCGGCTCGCATGGCGACGGCATGGGTCATTCACATGGATAATTTAACTGCCCGCGAATGGATGGACGACAACCGGCCGGGATTGCTCGCGGCTGTGGCTGCTGTTCAGGACGTCGGTACGTTCCGTCGCGTGGCTGAAGTAGTGGGGTATTCAGAGTGACAGACACCAGATTTCCGTTAACTCGTTTCGCCTTCGCACGGATAGTCGCGAATCTCGCAATCGTCGCACTGCCAGCGTCCGAACGCGCCTGCATTGACGTCGGGTTTAGTTTCGCGGACCTTTTGAAGATCCGGGCGAACACGATCAAGGTCAAGGGGCAGGATTGGCGGTTCACTTCCACCGTGCCTGAAAAGAAAAAGGTCGTCCCGCGCAAATGGCGAAACCGCTGGTACGGTTCGTCACCGAATCGAGGCTACACGATCCTTGAGGTCGGTGAGCACGACATGGGGTACGGCAAACAAATCGCTTACGTCGGTGACCAGTGCAACGACGCTGTGAATGAAATCGTCAGAGCGCACAACGCGGCTATTGATGCACTGACAGGTGACGCATGATGTACGCCGGTCTAGTCGTCGGCGGACCGTTGAACGGTGAACGCATCGCGCAACGCGCGCAACAGTACAGCCATGACGGGTTTCTGTACCAGTTCGGTCCGATCTATCTTGATCACAACAACGAAGTGAACGTGTGGACGCCAGTCGGACAAACCCGGCTCGATACGCTCAAGCTGTTGGTCGAGGGGTACCGGGTATGAAGCGCTATATCATCGTGTCTCACTCGTGGTTCATTGACAGCAACGGTTTCGAGACGAAGCAAATCGAAGCGGCGGACGATCGGGAAGCAAAGGATAAAGCAATCCTTTTCCGCGAGGCTCGTAACCGCCCGTTCAACCACACGGAAACGTTCGTTCTAAAGATCGGACCGCATGAAGAGCTGTACCAGCCGCGCCGGTTGACGCTGTGGGAACGTATCAGCGGGTGGGCGGTATGAGCAAGGCGTGGTTGACTGAAGCCGTGGTGCTTCGAGCCGTAACGACTGCGGTTCGCCCTCAGTCCGTGTATATCAATAACGAAATCCAACGGCAGCACCGACGATATGTAGCGGGCGGCGGGGAAGGGCATTGCCCGTCATCGTCACTCGTACTTCGTCGCCTTCGATCGTTGGCGGCAAAAGGTTACCTGGTCGAATCACGGTTTGCTGATGGTCTGTACGGTTACACGTGGGCAATCACAGACCCCGGCCGTGCCGCTGCAGGTGCCGCATGACCTCAGTCACACAGATCCGCGAAGCGATGGCGGACCTAGCGCACATTATCGAGACGTCACCGGCTGGTGACAAGTATTGGCCGATCTTCGACCGCCTGGAGCGAGAACTTGCGTCACGAGACACGCGGTCCGCCCGATTGGCTGCGGCGAAGGCGATGCGGGGTGAGGCGAGAGTATGAGAACGCTCACATTGCCGTTGATCGGCGAATACTTCGAGGCGATCCGCGACGGGTCCAAAGTCGAAGAGTACCGACTTGTGAATGACTATTGGACAAAACGGCTTGTCGGTCGCACCTATGACCGGATCGTGTTGACCTGGGGTTATCCAAAGGTCAACGACACGTCGCGCCGCCTGGAGCGCCCGTGGAAGGGCTTCGTCAAGAAACCGATCTTGCATAGGCACTTCGGACCGTTACCGGTGTTCGTGTACGCTATCGACGTCAGCCCTTAAGCCGCCGCCTTCTCGTGCCGGCTATGTATCGACCGTTCCCCGGTCACCACGTCCTTATCGAAGTCCAGCACGATCTTTTTCATCTGCTCCGCACGCCACGCGAGCGAACCGCCGTCGCCGTACTCTGGTCGGTCTGTATCGTGACCGAGCGTGCGACGGCGGAACTCGTCATCTAGCCCGCCTTCGAGCATCCGCTTTTCATAGCTGTGCCGCAGCGAATAGACGCCTTGTCCCTTTTTCGTGAACAGCTTGTTCTTTTTCAGGTACTTCATCAACGCGCCGGATAGATTCGTTTCCTTATCCTTGTAGCGTGGAAACCCCTTCGGCGCGAGTTTCATCGCTTCGAGCGACACGCCCACCAACGGGATATCGCGGATACTGTTTTCCGTCTTAAGCTTCCGATCTTCCACGAACACGACCGAGATATACGGTACCGGCGCGTCAAGGTGGATGTTTTCGGGCCTTATATTTGCCAGCTCAGACGGCCGGCAACCGGTTTCGACCATCGCCAGGAAGATCAATTTCGCTTCCCGGTTCATCCCACGCAGCGCCTCACCGTGAAGGAACGTGTCGCGGATATACGCGGTTTCGAACGGCGGGACGTCCTTCTTAAGCGTCTTCGGATCCGCGAATGCCAGACCGTCGAACGGGTTTTTGACATCCAGGTGCATGTATTTGGCATACTCGCGGAACAGCTTACGCATGTTGCCGAATCGGCGGTTAGCCGTATTGCCCGAAAGCTTTTCAGTCTTGATCCGGGTTTGGAAATGCTTGTGGAATTTCTGAGCGTCGGCGCGGGTGATGTCGAGCAACGGGACGTCGCCAACGACTTCCACGAACATTGCCGACGAAATCTTTTTGACCTTTTTCCAGTTGTCTATTTGCGTTTCGCTCATGCCTTGGTGTTCGTCGGAAGCAATTTCTTCCACGTACAAATCCATAGCCTGCGTGACGGTCAATTTCGGTTCGTCTGCTCCACCGAGTATCGCGGCTTCATCGCGCGGTGATTCCTTGGCGATAGCTATCCGTCGTATGATTTCTTCGAGCGGGGACGACTCGGCTATGTCGACGGCGGCTTTATATTCGAACCCCATAGCCACAGCTCGCGCCCGTGCCGCCTGGTACCGAGCGTGGGCGGACTTCGCCGGGTCGTCAAGCGCCATGCCTTGCCAGAACAAATCATCGGCGCGTTCAAGCGCATCGCGGCGTATTTGCGCGACGTCTAACGAACTGGTCTTCAGGGATGTTTGTATAAGTCCGCGCGGATCGAGGGCGGAAAACTGCGTGGGAACGCGTCTGACATAGTGCCACCGTGAATGACGCGCTTTGAGGTACCGCATCGGATCAAGAGTGACTTTGACGATTTTCCGGGGTGGCAAAAACGCAATCTCCGTGAGGTTCGGTGTAGTGCGTTTTGTAGTTCAAAAACCGGCAAAATGTCAATATCGACAGATATCTTGCCGCTAATATAACAATAAAATCAAATAGATAGCTCGAAAGCTACTGGTGCGGTCGAGAAGACTCGAACTTCCACGGGTTGCCCCACAGCGACCTCAACGCTGCGCGTCTACCAATTCCGCCACGACCGCATCGTGGTAGGTGCCGATTTGTGCCGGCGGGGCAGCAT